CATGCCCTCGTCCACGAACCGCTGAATGTCTCGGTTGATCGAGAGGTTCACCGTGCCGCCCTCGCCGTTGCGCTGCTTCTCCAGGATGAACATCGTCGTGCCCGACTCGCGGTGATGCTTGCGGTGCAGGAACGCCACGATGTCCGCGTCCTGCTCCAGGGCGCCCGACTCGCGCAGGTCGGAGAGGATCGGCCGCTTGTCCGATCGGCTGTCGCCGGCACGGCTGAGCTGCGACAACACGATCACCGGCGCGTCGACCTCGGCCGCCAGCCACTTCAGGCGGTGCGATATGTCGGTCAGTTCGTCGTTGCGATTCGCGCCGCGACGTTCGAGCGAGCCGGCCACCAGCTGGATGTAGTCGATCACCACCAGGTCGAGACCACCCTCGGCGCGCATCCGTCGACACGCCGCGCGGATGTCGCCCACGGTTTGCCCGCCGCGATCGCTGATGAAGATCGGCAACGTCGACAGGTCACCCATGGCCACACCCAGTCGCTCGTAGTCCTCGGTACCGAGCTGTCCGCGTTTGATGCGCGCGAGCTGCACGCCCGAGAGACTCGCGAGCATGCGGAACTCCAGCTGCGTGGTGCGCATTTCGAGCGAGAAGATGGCGACGCGCTTGCCGGTCTTCGCGGCCGATACCGCTGTGTTCAGCGTGAACATCGTTTTCCCGATCGACGGCCGCGCGCCGATCACGATCATGTCTCCGCGCTGCCAGCCGAGGGTCAGCTCGTTGATGGACGCGAAGCCGGTGTCGATGCCGCGCAGCTCGCCTGGGTGATTCGTGAACCACTCGATGTCCGCGTAGAGACGCGACTGCGACTCGCGCACGTCAGCCATCTCGCTGCGTTCGACGCCGCGCTGCAGGTCGATGATGGCCAGGTCGGCCTTGTTGATGAGGTCCACCGCCGGCAGCTCGCGGTCGTAGGCCTGGGTCAGCATCTCGCCGGCCAGCTTGATCGCACCGCGTCGCGTCGCGTGCTCCTTCACGATGTTGGCGTACTGCGCGATGTTCGTGGAGCGCGGCACGCCGTCGGTCAGTCCGCTGATGTACGAGATGCCGCCGCACTCGTCGAGCTGGCCGATGCGATCGATCTCGGTCTTCAGCGTGAGGATGTCGACCGGGCTGGGTTCCTTGCCGTTGCGGTCGAGCAGTCCCGCGATGCACTCGAAGATGGTCTGGTGCGCGCGTCGATAGAAGTCGCGCGCTTTGACCATGGTGATGGCGCGATCGAACGTCGCGTTGTTCACGATGATGGCGCCGAGCAGTGCCTTCTCGGCTTCGATGCTGTGCGGCAGGGTGCGCTCCTGCGGCAGCTCGACCTCGCCTGCTGCTGGTGGGGCGGTGCGTCGCTTCGCCATCAGCGGGCCGCCTCTCGGCTTTCCTGCAGCTTGCGCTTCGTGTGCGTCTGGTCGTCGATGCAGGCCGGCACATGCCGGCAGTCGATCGGCGGTGCGGCCATCGTGCTCTGGTTCAGGTTCGAGCCGAACTTGTTCACCGACGCCGCGAAGAGCGCGACCGGGTGGAACGCCTGCACGTAGATGCCGCTGTCGGTGGCCAGGTAGCGGTCGATGCGCGCGGCCACCTCGTCCGGCCCCAGCGCCACCACGAGGCGCTTCAGCGCGGCGATCTCCTTCGCGTAGGACGGCACGTACGCAGTGCCGTAGCGCGCCTGCCACTGCTGCGCGAAGAACGTCAGCAGGTCCTTCGCGTGCAGAGCCGGCGTCGACTCGGCGTTGAGCAGCGCGCGGATCTCCTGCGTGCGTTCGAGCAGCGCGGTGATGGCCGCTTCCAGGTCGTCCAGTTTGCGGATGGCCGCCGGCTTCGGTTTGCGGCCAGGTTGCTGCAGTCCCTTTGGTTTCAATTCGCCCACGTTTCCCCCCTTGTACCCCCGATCCAGGATCGAGAGATCAAGCTGCTAAGTCACATCAGATCAGGATCTTCTCAGTGAAGCATCGAGACCAACCAGATACACTTCGGGACATCTTTTTCTCTTCATGCAGGCTGTCGCCTTGAAGTAAAAAGCAGCTCTCGGTGCTACACGACGCATGAGAGGACGGGGCGCGAAGATGTCCCACAGCGCTCTTCCCCGTACGTTTTCGGGACTAGCCCGTACCAGGTTCCGGCTCGACCTGGCGACCATTTTGATAAGGGGGTTGACTTGCAAAGGGAGGGTGGTGGCGAGGTAGACTTGGTGCGCGGTCACCTCGCCCCGCTCCCGTGTCCAACCCACGGTATCGGGTGGCCCGATCGGACTTCCATCCGGTCGGGCCGTTTTAGTTTGTAGTCGATCACTTACCCGCAGGTCAAGCCGGCACGATCTCCGCGACGCTGCCGAGCAGGTTGACCTTCGCGTCATGCGCCACCAGGTAGGCCCTCGGCGACGTCGCGCAGCTCACCGTCGACAACGGCACCTTCACCAGCACACCCGTCACTGCGTAGTAGTTCCAGGCGCCGCCAGCTTTCGGCCGCTCCTGCACCGCCCACACGCGACCATCGCGGCGCGTCAGGCGATCGATGTGGATCCAGACCTCTCCGAACTCTGCCGGCTTTTTCAGCTTCTTCATCGGCCCTCTGCCTTTCTGCGTTTGTTGACCAGGCGGCGGGCGTCGATGAAGTCTGATGCTTCGCCGGCCGTGAGCTTCTCACGGATAGGTGCGCGCATGTTCCGCAGCAGTTGAATCTGCTTCTCCGACGCCGGCTTGTTGCGCCAGCTCGCCGACGAGTCCTTCATCCGAAACACCGACGTGCGGTGGTTGATCATGAACCGCTCGGCTGATCGTAGTGCTTCGTTCGCCGAGTCCATGCCGGCGGCGATGATGTTGGCCGTCGTCTCGATCGTGCCGTTGCCGAGCTTCTGGCGATACGACGTCGCGACCTCGAAGCGGCCGAGCAGGTCCACGCCGACGATGAGGGTCTCGGTGGCGTCTTCCCAGGGGTACTGCAGACGGAAGGCCTCGGGTCCCGTGCGCACCCACTTCAGGCGCAGGCCCTGGCCGTGGGCGCCGAGGTCCGGCAGCTGCCACAGGTCGATCGTCTTCACCCGGGCGCGCAGCTCGTCGAGGGTGATGTGCCCGTAGCTGTGGATGTCCAGCGAGGGGAACTCTTCCATCACATCTTCGATGAACCGCGCGACGTCTTCGAGCTGCCGGCCCTGCGCCATCACACCAGGCGGTAGACCGTAGAGCACCGGCGAGGTGGCCAGCGAGTGCTTCGAGGTGACGTCGACCACGTCGATGACAATGCAGTCCTGCTTGCCTTCGAACAGCCGCAGCCCGCGACCCGTCATCTGCTCGTAGAGCGAGGCGCTGCGTGTGGGCTTGCAGTGCAGGATGCACCCGGTGATCGGCAGGTCGGTGCCCTCGGTCAGGACCATGCAGTTCGAGAGCAGCTGCAGCCGGCCGTCCGAGAACGCGCGCAGCAGCTGCTGGCGCTCGGGCTTCGGCGTCTCGCCTGACAGCGCAGCGGCCTCGACGCCGGCAGCGGTGAAGGCGGCCGCGATGGCGTGTGCGTGGGCCACGTCGACCGTGAAGGCGATCGTGGACCGGTCGCTCGCGTACTCTTCCCAGGCCGCCACCGCCAGCTGGTTGCGGCGCTCCAGGTTGACCGCCTTGGCCAGGTCCTTCTGGTTGAACTCCTGCCCGACCAGCTTGACGTCGTCGAGGTCCAGGTCGGTCTCGACCACCCAGGGGACGATCGGCACCAGCCACCCGTCGTTGATGGCGGCGCGCAGCTCGTAGCTGAACGCGATGCTCTGGAACACCGACGTCAGCCCGACCGCGTCTGACCGGTTCGGCGTCGCCGTGACACCCACCAGCACCTGGTCCTTGGAGCTGACCTGGTCCCACTCGCGCAGGTCCCGCTCCATCTGCTTCTGGTTCTTGCCCCAGCTCTTGGCCTCGTTCGATTCCGCCAGCGGAAGGAAACCGAGGCGGGCCAGGGTGGTGCGGTAGGTGTCAGCGGCCGCGTGGTGGGCCTCGTCGACCACCACGATACGGAACCGGTGGTGCCCCATCAGGCGGTCCAGGCGGCGATACCCGGACGCCTGGAGGGTCTGAATGCTGGCGACCACGACATCGGCCGTCCTGGTGGCGTACCGCTCGCCCTGCTCGACCGCCACCCGCAGGTGGGGGTTGGCTGCCAGGATCTTGGCGGCCGCCTGGTCGAGCAGCTCCTCGCGGTGGGCGATGACCAGCATCTTGCGTTCGTTGGCCGGGTAGCAGTCCAGCCAGGCCCGCAGGCCGGCGTGCTGGAGCATGGCGGCGAACGTCACCGTCTTGCCGGTGCCCGTCGGGCTTTTCACCAGCAGCCGGTTCTGGCCGGCCAGCATGGCGCCTGCGAGGCGTTCGAGGGTCTCGGCCTGGTAAGGGCGCAGGATCACGACGTCGGCTCCTCACCGGCCGCCAGGGCCAGCAGGGCGGTCTCCACGTCGTGGGCCACCACGACCAGGATGTAGCGCCAGCCCAGGCCGATGCTCGCGTGGTCAGGGGCGTGCAGGACGCCGACCTTGCCCTCGCCGGCCAGGACGCTCTTCCCGTAGGCGAAGCACACTCGGCGCCCGACATCGAGGCTCCCGAGGTCTTTGTTCTCGAAGACCCCGATCGCGGTGTCGCCGTCTTCCAGCCACCGTGCGAACGTCTCGGCCGGTCCCTCTGCTCGTGTCGCTTTGCGAATCGCCATGTCAGCCCTCCCTCTCGAACCCGTCGAACCAACCCTCACCCTTGGTGTCCGGCCGCTGGCACCAGGCCTGCGCCTCTGCCAGGGTCAGACCCGTCTTCAGCACCTTCCGCCGGCCGTTGAACTTGAAGCGAACGATTCGGTATGTCATCGCGGTCACCAGGTTTTCTTGCGTGCGTAGAAGGAGCCGTCCACCAGGGCCGGCCAGTGCGGAATGTTGCGGCCGTCGAGCACGACGTTCGGCAGCCGGCGATAGATCACCCGGACCATGTGGTCCTCGGTGCAGCCCGTGATGGCCTCGATGCCGAAGATGTCCTCGGGCTGCGGCTTGCTGAAGTCGAGCCGGCCGTCGGCGTCGCGCTTCTCGATCACCCACTTCTGATTCAGGCTCATCGTTCGATCCTCCACCAGCCGTTGCTGTGCTGCTTCACGATGCCGCGCTCGGCCAGGATGGCCAGCAGCTGGCTCTGGTTGAGCACCTGGCCGATGCCGAACGTCTGGATGTCCCAGGCCCCGTGCCCGAGCTGCGTCGCGTGGCCCTTCTGCCACTGCCGGCGCAACCAGATCGACGTCGCCCCTTCGGCGCTCGCGAACTCGCTGTTCTCAATCGAGGGCTTCAGGCTCATCGCGCCACCAGCCCGTCGTTGTGAATGCCGAACAGGATGTCGCCGAGGTAGCGGTGCTCGATGACCACGCCGTTGCCACCCCAGCGGGGCGCGTCGAGCGGCAGGTGGTCGTCGACCCACTGCTGGGCCTCGTCGTTCTGCGGGTAGAGAATTGCCACGCTGCCCTCGTTCTGCACGAGGAAGTCGGTCTGCACGTCGCCAGGTCGTCCGATGTCTGCCATGGGTCCCTCCAAGGACAGGCGGTTCAGGTCTCGCTGAACTCGCCACGGGAAAGATACAGCCGGCAGGGTGTTTGTGTCAACAACTCCCTGCCGGCGTCGGGTCAGAGCTTGTGAGTGGCCAGGACCAGCACGTCCTTCGCGCGGGTGATGGCGACGTATTCGATGTTCTGCTCCTCGCGCTGCGCCTTGGGATCCGGCACGTAGCCGTCGGGGCAGCTGCAGCTGTTCGGCCGCTTGCGGCACGTCTCGCACCCGACGGCGGGGTTGAGGGTGTCCGTGAGCATGAACACGCGCTCGGCTTCGAGGCCCTTCGCCTTGTGCACCGAGCTGCAGACGATCTGCGAGGGCACGTCGGCCGTGTTGTCGGCGAACAGGTTGTCGAGGCGCACGAGCAGCTCGGGGATGCCGGCGCAGCCATCGACCAGCGCCAGCAGGGTGGCGTGCTGGTCCGCGATCTGGTCGACCTTGTTCGGCAGCTTCGCCTTCTCGGCGCGCTCGGTCTCGCGTTCCTTCCAGGTGCCCAGCTTCTCCAGCAGCTTCGGGATGGACGACCGTGCCGGCCCGGTGGCCAGCTTGGTGATGATCGACTTCAGGCCGGCGCCGATGTCGCGGCCTTCGATCTTCGCGCGCTTGCCGGCGCGGATGAGCGCCAGGGCCAGGCCCACCAGCGGCGCGTTGGTGCGCGACAGGATGAAGTCCCCCGGCGAGGCCAGCTGCAGCATGTGCTCGCGAGCCGCCGACGTGATGGCGCCACGCGGGTTGCTCAGCGCGGCCTCGAAGTCCGGCACGATGCGGCGCGCGTGGTCGACGATGACCTGGCCGCAGCGATACGTCGTCGTGAGGCTCAGCTCGTCAGCCTGCAGCTCGGCCTTCAGGCGGTCGAGCGAGTCACTGTCGGCGCCACGAAAGCCGTAGATCGCCTGGCGGTCATCACCGACCACCACCACCCGGCCCGAGCAGGACCCCTGCGCGAGCAGCAGCTGCACCGGCGTCATGTCCTGGGCCTCGTCGATCACGACCAGGTCGTAGCAGGGACGCAGCCAGCGGTTGCGGATGGGCAGGAAGAGCATGTCCGCGAAGTCGATGCCGGTCGTCGGCTTCGTGCGGGCCGCGACGTTGGCAGCGGCGATCGCCTTGTCGCACACCCAGTGCAGGTCGAAGCCGTCGTTCTTCCAGCTGCCGTCCGGCTCGCAGTCGAACTGCGTCGCGATGTCGTACACCTCGTCGGCGGCGGTGGCCAGGGGCGCCAGCTCGCGGACCTTCGTGCAGAGCTTGCCCACCAGGCGCTTCAGCGGGTCCGGCGCCTGGTCGTCGACCACGGCCGCCACCAGGCTGTCGACGCGCGTGCTGCCGTTCGCGACCCGCACACCGTCCCAGTAGCGGCGCACGCTACGGTACCCAAGCGAGTGAGACGTCAGGACCTCGGCGTTGGGGTTCTGCACTTTCCCCTGCGCTTCGATCTGGTTGCGCTTGTTGAAGACCAGGTAGACGATGCGCGCTTCAGGGGCGCGGTTGATGCCCTCGTTCACCGTCGTTGTCTTGCCGGTACCGGCGCGAGCGCGCACGACCAGGTTGTTGCCGGTGGGATGTTGGAACCAGTTGAAGATCGCCTGCTGTTGAATCGACCACGTTCTCGCCATGAACAAAACCTCCAGCGCCCATTATGGGTCCACTGGAGGTTTGTGTCAACAACCGTCTGCGCTCAGGAGAACGGGTTGCTTGTGGCCAGCTGGCGCTTCAGCTCGACCCACCGATCGTCTCGCCGATCCATGCTCACGAACTTGTCCTCGTAGTACGCGCCGTTGTCGGGCTGCGGGCGGTGAGACGACAGCGAGCGCCAGAAGCGGATCGACGGCTGCTTGCCGTTGAGGGTGTCCACGTCAGTGACGTGGGCGAGGTTGATGACACGGCCGTCCTGCAGTTGCCACCACATCGTCACACCACCTTCGTCGTCGGCTTGGCGACCACACCGGGCCACCGGTCCAGGTTGCGCTGCAGCGACCGCGCGTACTCGTTCAGCTTCACGCGGTCGATCTGCAGGATGTCCGTTGGAATGCCCAGCTCCTGGCGCTTCCAGCTGTCGAGCACCGCCGCGATGAGCGCCGGCTCGTCGAACAGGTCGGCCGCCCACGTCGTGCGCGAGACGGCGCCGACTGCCCGGGTGACCGCTGGCTTGACCTCGATCTTCTCAGCCCGCACCGGCGCGGCCTCGACCGCCTTGGCCTGCTCGCGCAGCGCGAAGGCCTGCTGTGCGGCGGTGATGGCCTCCAGGATCTTCGTGTAGGTCAGCAACTGCGGCCCCTTCGTCGAGGGGTTCTTGTAGCCGGCGTCGGCTGCGGCCTGTGCCGCGTTCTGCTTCAGCACGTAGGCGTTCACGAACACCACCTCGCGCGCCGACAGCTCGGGCGACTCCACTTCGAGCGCGGCCGCTTCCGCCTCGATGCGGTCCAGCTCGGCCTGGCGCTCGCGTGCGGCGCGTTCGTTCTCCTCGCGCTGCAGCTGCTCCTGGCGCTCGCGTGCGATGCGCTTCTGGTCATCGACGAACGTGTTGTGCTGCTTGTTGAGGTGGACCGAGGCGGCTTCGAGCGCATCCTCGGCGACCTTGCGACGCCCGGTCATCCGGCGGTGCACGCGGCTGATCAGCGCGGTGATCTCCCAGTGCGTCTGCACCGCCTTCTTCTCGATGTTCACCGCCTTGATGGCCAGCTGCAGGTGCTCGTCCTCTTCGGCCGTCTTCGGCACGGGCACGGTGAGCGCGCGGGCCTCGCGTTCCTTCGCCGCGACCTCGATCGTCTTGGCGGTCTCGTAGAACGTGGCCAGCTTCTTCAGGAACGCGGTGATGACTGGGACATCAGCAACGGTCTCCACGAACTCGTTGCGGACGGGATCGATGATGGTGCTGAACGTGCCGGGGACCAGGGACTGCTGCGGGGTGTCTTGCTTCGACTTCGACTGCTTCGCCATAACGGAACCTCCACCGCCGATGGTAGTCGACGGTGGAGGTTTGTGTCAACAACTACGTCAGGCCGGCGGCGGCCCCTGCAGGTGCGCGGTCATCGCCTCCAAGACAGCCACCGCTTTGCTCACCGCTTCCTGCCTGGTCGCCGCGTGCGACAGCACGGTGATGTCACCACTGCCGTCGACCGTGAACACCACCCAGCTCTCCCCCATGTCGTCGCTGCCCTCGACCACCAGCAGGACGCCTTCGATCTTCGCCTCTTCGCGCCGCTCTGTTGCTTTTGCCACGTCACATCTCCATCTCTGCCAGGATCTGCAGCCGCTCCAGCTGCACTGGCCCGAACGCTTTCCACTGGTTGACCTTCACCTCGGTGGCGATCGTCCACCAGTCCTCGTCTTTCCTCGGCACTCCGAGGACGCGCGAGAACCAGGCCGACAGATCGATCTGCCACTCGACGGGTCCGTTGAATCCCTGGTCGGTCAGGAACACCACACGCAGCCCGCCCTTGTGCCGGCTGATGAAGCCGTCCTGGTGGCGGTGCTTGCACAGCTGGATCATGCCGGCCGCCATCGACCGGTCGCCACTGGGGTTGCCGCCCATGGCCTTGTGCTTGTCGTGGCTCACCTCGGGCGACGCCTTCAGCGCCAGGCCGAGACGCCGGCACCCGCAGAGCGGGAACCGGCAGCCCTTGTCGCGGCGCCGCACCTTGGCCTTCTCACTCTCCTCGTGCGCCTTGCGCTCTTTGGCCAGGTCGCGCTTGGCCAGCTTCAGTGCGGTTGCCCCTTTCTTGAAGAAGGTCTCGTGGGCCATCACCGCAGTCCCACGTAGCGCGCGAGGATCCGGCGCGCCTCGACCACCTGCTCGGTGTTCCTGGTGTACTCGCGCAGGTAGAACCGGCCGTTGGCCCGCACGTAGAGCGCGGCCCGGTACTGGCGCTCGGCCTTCAGGTTCATCTCCTCCTCCAGCAGCACGGCCTGCAGCGCCGTCTGTATCGGGTGGCTCTTGGCCTCGTCCCCGCTCTTGATGTCGAGCACGCCGTTGCTGTGGAAGATTTTGCCGGCGCGGTCAGGGGTGCCAGCCCAGCCGCCGCTCGGGTGCGCGATCGGCACCTCGATGTATTTCCACTCGTGCGGAATCATCGTCATCGCCTTGGCGTAGGCGAGCAGGTACCCCCGGTGCGGACTCTGGCAGGTCTGCAGCTCGATGGCGCCCATGTCGTACTCGGCCGTCAGCTCGTGCACGATGCGGCCGCGCTCGCAGCTGGCCTCGGTGTACCAGGCGTCGTCGATGTAGCCGGCGGCCGTCAGCAGCCCGGTGATGTGCAGCAGCTCCGCACCCTCGGGCGTCGTGTAGCGGTGGGTCTTGTCGTCGAAGCGGAACGGCGCCGACTTCACTGACTGACCCTCTTTCGCAGCGCACCTTCCGCCTTCACCGCCGACACGATTTCCTCGTAGTGCTGCTTCTGGATCAGGGACGACCGCGCGTAGCCGTACTCCTCGTTCAGCCACTTCGCCACCACCGACTCGATGCGGCCGCTGTTCTCGACGATCGTGAACAGCCGGTCCTGCTGCTGCCTGGTGATGACCGACTCGTCACCCTTGTGCACGTAGTCGGCGCGCTCGACCGGGGCCTGCTGGCGCTGCGGTGGCGGTGCCGGCCGGTTCTGTCGCTGCTCCTCGGCGTACTCATCGCGAGCCACGCCGATCTCCCCTTTCAGCGGCGCGTCGACCTTGCGGCGCCACTGGTCTTTCACCTCGCCTCGGTAGTCCTTCACCTTCACCCGCACCGCGTGCGTGTGCATGTAGTCGTCGATGAAGGCCTTGTCCCACAGCTCCAGGCCCACACCCAAGCGCTTGGCGCAGCGACGCAGCGCGCTGGCGATCGTCGCTTCGAGCGCGTCGCCGTAGCTCTGGTTCGCGTTGTCGGCGAAGTAGTCCTGCTCGCCGATCGCGAACGCCGCCGGCTGCCCGTGGATGTAGAGCACATACGCGCAGCTGATCGTCTTCTCGCTCTTCATCGGCTTCGAGCGCGGCACGATCGCCCAGCCCAGTCGGCCGAACGCTTCGTTGAACCACCGGGTGTACGTCGGGTGCGACACGTAGGCGATGCCCGAGGGCTTCACGCGGATGTCGGCCAGGCTCACCTCACGCGAGAGCACCAGCTCCTCCTGCGCGGTGAGCTTGATCTCGACCAGGCCCAGGGCGCCGAGCTGGGTCTCGTCGGTCAGGGCGTGCACTTCAGTGAGGGCCACGGGCTGCGGTGGCACCACGGCCGGCAACACCTCGACCCGTCGGGCCAGGGCGGTGCTGGGCCTCTTTGGAGCTGGCTTCGCTACCCGGCGTTTGGCCGGGGTCTTCTTCGTTTGCTTGGACACTGATCACCTCTCTGCTAGGATGGACTCGTTCGCTTCGACCACGGACATTCCTCCAACGCCCCCGCATCGTTCGCCACGGTGCGGGGGTTTTTCTGTACCTACTCGCGCAGGTAGTCTTTCGTCCCCTTCACGCCGCGCAGCAGGAACTCCACGACATCAGAGTCACTCGGCTTCGCGCCGTTCTTGGTCAACGCCGAGAGCCTCGTGCGCGCGGCCTCGAACTGCTGCTTCGCCCAGGTTGAGAACCACCCCTGGAACCGGTGCTCGCTGTCGCGCACCTTGCCACCGAACACCACCGGCCGGCCACCAACAGACTTGCTCATGATCTACCTCGCAGGGCGCCGATCACGATCGCGTCCACGGGCCGGTCATCCGCGCGAGTGCGGCGCTCATCCTGGAGGTACGCCCAATGGCGCACGTCCCGGGCAACACGCCGGTCCTCGCGTCGTCGCTTGGCGCGGCGGGCGCGTTCGTCTCGACTGAGAAGGTTTGCAAAGGACCGCAGCCCGAGGAGCAGGACTGCGGCGAGGATGGAGTTGCTTACAATCGCTTCGACCATGGGGCCGAGCCTACCATGGCCCGACCCCTTTGTGTCAACAACCCCTCAGTGGCTGGCTGCTCGCACAACAACATGAACGACGGCACTGGCCCCTGCGGCAGCCAGCATGCCCCCCACGACAAACAGCACCACGCTGAGGGCCAGCTTGAAGCGCACCTTCATTGAGCTGGGGTCTGGTGGCACGGTCGAGATGAAGACCTGGTGGGGCATCTCGCGCTGTGTAGTGGTCCGGTTTCGATCCATTCTCACGACTCCCTCACGCCGGTCTGTTCGGCAATTTGATCCCCAGGGCACCAATGACCGCCAGGGCCGCACCTCCCATGGTCCGTAGGATCTCGCCGACGCCTGCCGGTTGGAGCACCTGGGACCACTGAGAATGCGCAGTGAGCAGATCCCCGAGCTGGTACAGGAACAGCCCCATACCGCACACGAGCAGGGACCAGGAGAGCTTCTGATTGACGTCCGCGTTCTCCATCCCGTTCTGCTGCCTTTCTTTCACCAGGACACACCAGCTCGTGCACCAGCGGTCCATTCACGCCCCCAGGTTCGGCCCGCGTACGCCGACACGTCGACCCAGGGTTTGGGCTTGTAGCCGACCTCGAACGCCACGCCTTCGAGCGTGACGACGACACCAGCCTGCCCCTGCTTGCCTGGCGCGATCGCCCTCACAGCCTCTTGCAGTGACTGTCGGAGGAAGGGCGAGAGCACCGGCGCTTCTACTGCAACGGCCGTGCCGGACTCGCCCCCTGAGTCCGCAGGGCGTTTCCCATGGCCGCCTCTGTTTCAGTCGCGGCCGTTCGTGCACTACCGAGCATTGCGTGCACGACGGCATCGGCCTCGGCGTGCGTCGCATCCGGGACGCGATCCACGACGAACTTGATCGCCTCTTCCGCCTTGACCGTGGGGTCGAGCTTGATCAGGTGCTCCTTCGCCCAGTTGCGCGCGTGCTCTTCCGCGAAGCCGATGCCCAGCTTGGCGAAGTGTTCGATCTGCGCCTGCCGAGCCGCGCTCAGCTCGACGCCCAACTTCTGCGACACCTTCACGGCCGCCCAGCCGACCGCCATCAACACGAGGCCTCCGAGGCCCGACACGACTATCGAGATCACTTCGTCCATCGTCTCTCTCTCCTTTCAGTACAACCACAGCATGGGTCGCGCGATGTCTCGGTGACCTGGCGCGACGTCGTCGAGGTGCACGAACGTCTTGGCAATGCCGACACCCGTGAACCCCTCGGTGAGCGCGAGGCTCACGAGCAGGAACCGGTCAGCTGACGTCGTGATGGCAATGTCGGCCGCGCGGCCCGTGGTGTGCGGGCCAGTCAGGCCGGTGTTCGAAGAGCGCGCGTTGTGCTCGGGGGTGCGGTAGCCCGAGTTGACCGGCATCGGCTTGCCGAACGCGAGACGCAGGCTGGTGAGCCGATCGAGAAACTCTCCCTCGACCATCAGGATGCCGCTGCCCTTGCAGCGGAACTCTGCCGGCGTGAAGAACTTCCACGGCCAGTGATACGGCTCGGTGCCGTTGCTCGCGTAGATCGTCATGCCAGGGAACCTCCGAACCGTGGAGAGTGTACTAGCGCCGAGCGACGCGCGCCACATCGGCCGCTGCGACCTCGACCTTGATGGCGGCGATGAGCAATGGCACCGCCGCGTAGCCGCGCCAAAACTCGGCCGACTGATACAGCGGCTCGCGGCCCACCAGGTTGTCGACGAAGAGTCCGATCGTGCCATTGAACGGGCCGAAACCGAGCGTGAGGCCAGGCGCGAACTCGACCGCGACTTCGAGCCGCGCGCTGCGTCGTGTCGCCGCACGCAGCTGCACCTCGACCTCGATGACGTCGCGCTCTGCTGTGACGCGATCAGGAATGCCGCGCTCGACCGCTTCGGTGATTGAGACGATGTCAGCGATGAAGTCTGAAGGGGTCCAGGCCATGGTTATGATCCGCTCTCGTCGTAGAAGCCGAACACCGAGAACTGGTGCGTTGTTGCCCACACCGCAGGCGCCGTGCTGCTCCACAGGCCGGCCGGGTTCGCGTTGTTAAAGAGTACCGCGTCGCTCGCGGTGAGGATACCCACGCCGGGGTAGCGGCCGCCCGCGATGAGGCCCTGTGTCAGGCAGAGGTTCGCATCGCTGATCGCGCAGCCCACCGGCAGCGAGATGCGGTGCGCGCCCGTGCCCCACGAGAAGCCGGCGCCGAACACCATCAGCACGCGGAAGTAGACGAACTTGCCGAGCTGCACGTATGAGCCGAGCAGTGTGCTCGCGCCAAGCGTCGGCGGCGTGCCGCTGCTGGCCCACACCGGCGTGTAGCTCACGGCCGCGCCGAGATTTAGAGACCGCGCGACGTCGCCGGTGATGAGCGAGATGATCCGGTCGGCCGTGATGTTTGAGGTCGGCGTGATGATCAGGTCGTGGCTCGCGTTGCTGTCTTTCAGCTTCAGCGCGCCGTTCGCAAAGCTGCCACTGGCGATGATGCCGAGCCGCGTGATCGCATCCTGCACCGCACTCGCGATTGTGCCGCTGAGATTGGCGGCTGCGAGCGACGTGAGGTTGGCGCCGCTGGCCGCAGGCAGGGTGGCTGGGAAGCGCGCATCCGGCAGCGTGCCCGAGGCCAGGTCGGTGGCGCTGCGTGTGGCGAGGTCGGCGAGGCTCGACCCCGTCTTCGAGACGCCCGCCCACGGCAGCGACCCGGTGACTTCGGACGCGAGGTCTACGGGGAGGATCGCTGCGATGGCCGCCACCACGGCGGCGGTGACGACGTCCGCGATCGAATCACCGCTGTCGCTGAGGAGCTTGCCGGTGCCGTCTCCGAACACTGGCAGGTGGCCCGAGGTCGAGGAACCGGGGCCGACGACATCGCCGGTCCCCGAGCCTCCGCCGGGGGCGTACTGGATGATCTGGTCGATCGCCGGCTGCACCGTGTTGGCGCGGCCGCGTCGCACAGGTCGAACGGTCATCGGTTCTCCTTCTCAGGTCCGAAGAGCAGAGCGCGCGGGTCAGCCGTCTCACCGCTGGCCAGGGCCACGAAGCCCTCCACGGTGCGCTGGGCCTGCGTTGAGGGGTAGTGGAGCAGCACGCCGGCTGTGGCGTTCAGCGCCTTCCAGAGGCCCTCGTCGCTCTCGCCCTGGGACACCTGGCCGGCGAGCCGGTAAATCTCCTGGATGACGCGCGTGCCGGCGGGGCCACCGTAGCCACGGTTGCTCGCGTTCAGCAGGCCGCCGAACTCGCGCAGCAGGACCATGCTGTTGAGCGCGATCCCCAGCATCTCGGTCGCCAGCTCCACGCCCCAGTCGGCCAGCGTCTTCTCGTCGTCGTCATCCTCGCCCGTGCCGATCATCCGCGACAGCACGATCGTCGCGAGCGCCGGGAAGAAGTAGAGCAGCGACAGGTCGCCCAGGAAGCGCGCCACCTGGATCGGCTTCGTGAACTGCGTGCGCCCCACCGCCATCGCGGTCTGGTTGTAGGTCGTCGCACCGTAGGTGTAGAAGACCATGAAGATGCGCGCGAGCGGACCACCGCGCTGCACCTTCGCGAGGTCGACCGTTTGCCCGCCGCCCTGCGAATCGCGCACCGCCTGGTCGGCCAGCATCACCGCCGTGCCCTCGTCCTTGCCGGCGGCCATCTGCTTCTCGAACTCGCCGAGCCAGGTCGGCACGTCCGCGACGCGCTGCATGATCCCGATGTGCCACAGGAAGGCGTCGGTGACCGCCTGCTGCGTCAGCTTCTCCGCTGACACCTGGCGCACCAACGCATCGAACCAGCCGCCGGGTTCAGCCAAGCGGCCGCGCAGGTCGTTCAGGTCCTGGTTCTGCGTGACGTGCCGCGAGGCCATGAATGGCGAGACGTCGTGGATCCACACCAGGGTGTTCTCCATCGTGCTCGCGTCGCGCAGCCAGCGGCCGATGCCCTTCGCGACCCACTTGACGCCGACCTTCTGCGCGCCGTTGAACAGGCCCAGCGGCTGCTGCGCGGCGGTCCAGAGGTTCAGTCCGAGCGCCGCGATCTGCGCACCCGTCCTGGCCCAGCTGGCCGCCTTGTCGAGCCGGCTCTGGCCAGGCGCCACGCCCACCGCGATGTCGGTGATCGCGCTGCGGAACTGGTCGAGCGTCTCTTCGCCGCCGACGTCCAGGATCATGCTGGCGACCTTCGAGTCCCGCAGCATGCGCGCGACGTCGACCAGCGGCTCGTGGTGCGTCAGGTCGTGGATCACCTGGTCGAGGTGCTGGAACATCACGCCCAGCTCCAGACGCACCGACTGCTCCACGTTCTTGCGGCGCTGCTCGATGTGGCCGCGTCGCGTGGTCTGCGCGGTGTAGGCGCCGGCCAGCTGCAGCTTCGCTTCGCTGATCGCGTTGTTGCGGCCAGCGGCCGACGACAAGCGGCTGTCGTACGCGAGCGGGTAGTAGCCGCCGCGCATCTGTCCGTACTTCGTGTTGACCGGCAGCGCCTCGACCTTCTCCGGTCGCAGGCCCGTGATGCGGAATTGCTTGTCGCTGATCTCCTGCCAGAAGCTGTCGACGAAGTCCCAGGTCTCCTGCACGAAGGACCAGTCGGTGGCGTCGAGGGTATCCAGGATCGCCTGCACCTGGAACGCAGACCACTGCCGCTTCGGGTCCGACAGCATCCGCTGTCGGCTGGTCTCGTTGCCCCAGTTGAGCGCGACCGCGAGGATCCCTTCCTTCGACAGCGAGGCGCCGATCGCCGGGATGTGCACGCGCGTGTTCCACCGGCCGAGGGCCTTGCCCGGGTAGTGCTTGGCCACGACGGCGCGATACGAGCGGCCGGCCTTCAGGCGGCGCGCGGCTTCCTTGTCAGCGGCCGCGTTGAGCGGGCGCACGAGCAGCTCCCACGCAGGGCCGCCAGTCTTGTTGCCGTCGAGCCAGTACGCCAGCGTCGAGATCCGCGAGTGCGACGCGAACCATTCCCGCACCGCGTGCCGGCGCGTGTCCGCGCGCCGGTACTCCAGCACCGAGGGACGCGGTGCCTGGCTCGCCTTGATCGACGCCACCAGCTCATCGCGACGTCCTTCGAACGTGCGCTTGTCGAGCGAGGTCAGCAGCCGCGTCTTCAGCGAGGCCAGGTGATCGATCTGCTTCAGCGAGTCCCGCACCTCACGCAGGCGCTCGACCGTCAGCTCGCGGTAGTTGGTCGCGGCCATCGCTTCGAGCACATCCGCCGGCAGGGTGATCGGCAGGCCTTCCTCTTCGCGATCCTCCACCCACTCGCGCAGGCTCTTCCGGCGAGCGAGCGTCTTGTCGGACGCGGGTGCGAACTCGAACTTGTGCAGCAGCCCGTTGACCTGGTCCTGGTAGCTCTGGCCGGCCTTGCCGAGGCGAGCCTGCGCTGCTGGCGACGCCAGGCGGCGGGCATACTTCGCGGTGCGCTCGGCGTCCTCGGTGGCCTTCAGGGCCGCCCGGTGCATCGCCACGGCCAGGCGCTGCTGGCTCTTGAACCGCACCGCCTCCTCATAGCGCCCGCTGTCGACGGCCGCTGCAGCCGCCGTGCCGGCCTTCCTGGCGGCGTGCCAGTAGAGCTGGGGGTTCAGGTTGCGGACAGGCACGGTCGCCAGCACAGCGGCCGCCTGCTCGCGCAGCTGGGCCGTGCTGACCGCCTGGGCTTCGATGGCCGCGCGCATCGCACGTCGGGCGCTCTGCTCCTCGGCGTCGGTCTGCCGGCGGGCTGCCGTGTTGATCGGCTGGATGACCCGGGCCATCTTCGCGATCGCACGCAGCTCGGCTTCGAGCAGGGCCTCGCGGCCGTTCTCCTCGACCGCCAGCTTGGCGGCCATCCGCAGGGTGCCGTCGAGCCGCATGTTGCCGAACTCGGCCGCCATGCGGGCGTCGGTCTCACGCTTCGCGACGTCGTCGAACTTCTCCGCAGTCGAGAGCGCGGTGAGCAGCTCATCACCCGAGGTGAAGCCGAACAGCTCAGCGGCCGCGTCCGGGTCCAGGCCGCCGTCGACCTGGTAGACCCACGGCAACGGCAGCGTCTTCAGGCGAGCCGCACCGAACCGCTCCACGATCGCGTCCTTCGACAGCCGCTCGGCGCCGTCGGTCGGGGGGCCGATCGGGTTCTCGCCGTTGCGCTGCAGCCAGAAGAGCGCGCGGTATGTCGGGCGGTTGCGCAGCTCGACCTCGACCGCTGCTCGCACCTCGGCCGTCTTGCGCTTCCACCACTCGCTGCGGCCGCGCTGCAGCTCAGCCATGACGCGGTTGGCCAGGTCGTTCTGTGCGGCCTGGTGCTCGCTCTCGACCAGGCGCTGATACCCCTGCCACTCGATGGCCGTCATGCCGGCCTGCTCGGCGGTGGCGAACACCGGCGTGATGGCGCCCTCCGCGCGAGCTTGCGCGATCGCGTCGTCGCTGGCCACGAGCCGATCGAACACGTCCACGATCTCCGGGTTCAGGTCGACCTTCAGCGTCTGCAGGCTCTTGTAAATCTTCACGAGCCACGAGCGGTACCGGCCGAACGCGCCGCGCATCGGAACCGACGGCGACTTGCCCATCATCAGGTAGGCCTCGAACGCACGCGCAAACTTCTCGTGCTGTTCGACGCCGATCTGCGATCGCTCCGACACGCCGAGGAACTTCAGGATCTTCTTGTAGTCGCTGACCAGGCTCTTCTGGCCAGGCGTCCACGTCGTCGGGTCACCCGTGCCGACGCGATCGACCAGGTCGCCCATGATGTGCAGGTAGAGGTGCCCGGTCTCGTGCAGGAACGTCGAGAGGTCCGCGCTCTTCGTGAACTGGATCCGCGCGACGCCAGGCCCGAGGGTGATCGAGCCTTGCCGCTCGCCGTCTTCCTCCTGGAACAACGTCTGCTGCCCCGCCATGATCGACGCGCGCATCTCGGGCGTGAGCAGCAGCGCCGGCTGCATCGACACATCGGGGCCGTCTCGGCGGTTGGTCTCGCGTGCGATCTCCAGCTGCGTGAGGCGCCCGCCGTTCTTCTTCACCACGGGGAGCTTCGAGAGCGCCACCGGGATGTCCTTGTCGTAGAGCCGCGCCAGGCCTTCACCGCCGACGCGCAGGTCGTTGGCGCCAGCCTCACCCGTGGCCTCGCTCAGGATCCGCGCGGCCATCGTCTCGCCGACCACTTCGCGCAGCTGTCGGCCCTCGGCCTCTTCGAGCCGGGGATCCGCGCTGAACACTTCGCCGTCTTCCTTGACGACCAGTTCGTCCATCGCGCCGGTGTGGCTCAGCAGTCGCACCGACCGCATGCCGGCGAGGTCGGACTGCCGCTCGATCGGACTCCAGTGAATCGTGCGCACCACGCGCGACAGCGAGTAGCGGTCAGCCTGCTGCTGGCCCGTCGTCCACGACACACCGTCGAGGCCCTGCTCGGCCGCGTGCCGCAGTGCCCACTTCAGCCCGAGGTCGCGCCACACCTTGCGGTAGAGGTCCGGCACCTTGGCGCCTTCACCGGGCGGCTGCAGCTCTTCGATGAACAGCATGCGCCGGGTGGTGGTGACGTTGCGGGTGGGCCACTTCGCCAACTCGGCCTGCGCCTGCTCTTCCGTGAAGAACCATTCCCACATGCCGCTGTTGGCGGCGGCCCCCTCGGGCCGCACGGCGAACTTCAGGTCCGCTCGAACCGCACCGAAGCCGCCGGTGGCGATCGCTTCTTCAGCCGTGACGATGGCCTGCGGTGTCTCTGCGACCTGGCCCATCTGGCGCACGTTGAACCGCAGCCGCACGATCGGGTTGTCGATGTGGTTGTACTCGGTGTGCCCGTCCTTCCACGCCGACGTCTTCCATTCGAGCGTCGGGTCGTCCTTCAGCTTCGTGACGATCGCGATGTTGCGCGCCAGGTCGGCCTGCTCGGCGGGCGTGTGCCGGCCGTTGCCGATGCGCTTGTCGTACAGCTCCTGCCAGTTGTTGCGCCACTGCTCGATCACTTCGAGCGCTGCGTTGCGCGCAGCGGCGTCGATCGCGGCGCCATTCTGGTCATACAGCCCGCCCGCGTTGAGTGCTTCGCGTCGCGCGTCCATGCGGGCGTCGGCGATGTTGCGCCGCACCGATCGCCACACCGCGTTGTCGGCGCCGACGATCTCGTTCTCCTCTGCGGTGAGTGACGCGAAGCCGGCACGGGTCTCGTTGGCGGCCGTCAGGAACACTTCGCGATACGAGCCGCGTTCAGCGGTCTCGCCTTCATCGAGCTGGTAGTCGGTGAACTTCACCGAGCGCGGGCCGTTCTGGAACTGCTCCATCAGCTCCTCTTCGACCACCGCCTCGATGTTGTCGTAGTCGATGTCGCGCGCCACCTGGCGCCGCATCTCGCGTTCGTTGTCATCGCGGACGTCGTCGAGGATCCGCTGCGAGGCGTCCATAGCCTCGGTCTCGGTGGTGTAGCGCTCGCTCTCGTCGTCGCCGACCTGGAACAGGGTTTCCCCGGTCTCTTCGTCTTCGACCTCGCGCACGTCTGCGTTGACGTCAGCCGGGTCGATCCAGAAGTCGTCGGCCCACTCGTTCATCCGCAGGTCGATCTCCTCCTGGTGCCGGCGGTCGGCCTCTTCCTTCACGCGCGCCTGCTCGGGACCGCCCACCGTCATCGTGAACGTGTCGACCTTCACCTGGTTGGTGCGCAGGTACCCGAGTACTTCCTCGCGGGTGTACTGCGTGCCGTCTTCCAGGTCCTCGACGTGTGCCAGCAGGAACTCGTCCGCGTTGATGCCGGCCTTCGAGCTGCGAATGATCGCCTTCCAGTCGCGACCACTGGCCTTGTTGGTCTTGGCCTGCTCGACCGCATACTGCAGCCGCGAGTAGGCCCAGGCCGCTGTCGTGGTGTTGGGAGTGATCGCGGTCTGGAACAGCGTGATGGTCGGGCCGGTCTTCAGCACCGCCGGGTCGAACTCCATGAACACGACGTCGGGCCGGCCGTTGTTGAAGTCAGCGAACGCACCGCGTCCCTCGGGGAACACGAACTTGTCGGGCAGCAGCGCCACCTTCTGCGCCGCATACGGCCGATCGGCGGGCGGCACGTTCTTCCACACGCCGGCCTCGTCGTAGTTCTGCAGCCCGAAGTTGACCCAGCTGTTCTGCCCGCGCGTCTCGGTCGTCATCGCACGCCGTGCCTGCGCGGTGAACATCTGCGAGTGTGCGCGCCAGGCGTTCTCCTCGCCGCGTTCGCCGAAGCCGAAGCCGCCGGCTGCGTGGCCAAACACATCGTGCACCGCGCGGAACTTGTCGTTGATCGTGAGGCCCGAGGCGTCGCGCGTCGACTCACCGATGAACGGGTGGTCCTCGCCGCCGGTGAAGAAGTGCAGCCGCTTGTTCTCGATGATGTCGGTGGTGGCTTCGGTGCTGGTGGCGTAGGGCTGGCCCGTGCCGGTCCACGGGAGCAGCTGGTAGCCCTGGGCCAGGAGGAAGTCCCACTGCTGCTGCACCTCGCGTGCGAAGGCTTCATAGGCCTTGCGCACACGAGGGTTCTTGCTGTCGTCGGTGGGGAGCTGCTCGTAGACGTCGGCGATCGCCGCAGCTTGCGCGTGGTCGACCGCGATGTAGCTGTCTACGGGGTCGTAGCGGAATCCTCGCTCGGCGGCGTACTGCTCGGCGATGGCGCTGACGTGGGCGCTGGCCGGCGGGCGCCGTTGGGCGGTCGTCGCGGCGACTGCTCGAACTCCGCGTTCTGCTCGGGCCGAGGCTGCCGCACGGGCGCGGGCTTCGACTTCGGTCTCTCGCTGGGTGACATTGTCAAACCATCCTTCTGGTGCGAACTCGTCGTTGAACGGCTGGCGTCGCACGACGCGGAATCCGTTCACGGCATACAGGTCAGCCAGGACGGTGTCGAAGCAGTCGAGCTTCGTGCCGCCTTCCTGGACCGCCAGGGCGATGAGCGCGTGCACCCGCCCATCCCCAGCCTCGTTGAACACCGACACGATGTCGCCGTCGGGCTTCAGCGCGAAGCCAGCCTTGCCGTCCTCCGAGAGGAACAGCCGCATGCCTTGGTACTCTTTCGCGCTGTAGACGTAGACCGCGAGGCCCGTGCCGTCCTTCTCGATGAGCCGCTGGCGCACCGATGCCAGGCGGTTGCGGAACGCGACCGCGTTGTCCTTGGTCGGCGCCGACTCGATGACCACCGGCGTGCCGTAGCCGGCCGCTGCGAGGCCGGCCGAGAACTCGCCGTTGGGTTCGAACCGGACGCCTACCCGCCGGACTTCAGGATCTGCTCGATTGCCTTGTTCCTCGTAAACCCGTGTCGCTCCATCACGGAAACGATCAAGGGTTCGGGTAACTGCCGTTCGTCCGTCGGGCGTGTTCCGCTTGGTGAGGTTGGCAGCGATGATGCCGGGACGGGGAACATGAGGTCCATCGGGGAGCTGGGTAAGTCGCCCGGGAGCCAGTCCGGCACCTGCGCCTCCAGCTCCGGGTCCAGCGGAAAGGTCTCCGGTTGTCCGTCCAGCAGCAGCGCCACGTAGGCTGCTTTCGTCGAGGGCCAGCCTCGGCGGCGTATCTCGCCAAGCAGGGGGTCGGAACCCGCCTGCGGCTTCAATGAGTCGACCATGTAGTGCCTCCAGGGTGAGTTTACCAGTTTTGAGTTGTTGCCACAAACTGGCGATGGCCTTCGATTCGGTGGTGCCGACCTTCTTGATGCTCGTCGGGAACAGGCTGCGTCCGGCCTCCCAGGTCACCGACTGCACCTCGCGCGGCAACACGCCCAGCTCTTCGGCCAGTCGGAAGTAGGCTTCGGCGATCAGGGGGTTCGTGCCCTTGATGCCGAGCGGGTCCGACTTCGGCCCGCTCATCGAGTTTTTGACGGCGGTCTCCTTGCCGCCCATCGGCTGCAGATACGCAGCCGCGATCGCGTGCGTGTCGATCGTGACGCTGTTCGGATCCCACGGGTCGCTGATGTTGTTGAAGAACGACCGCACCTTGTGCATGTCGCCCACCGACTCGTTGATCGTCTCGACGCTGCCGTCTCGCAGCACGAGCAGCGCTTTCATGATCGTCGCGTAGCCCTGCCACCGCAGCTGTGTCGGCTTGCCCGTGGTCTCGCTGCGCGCGATGCCGGCGCGTTCACCCTCGGGGGTGATGACGTGGTAGCTGCGCCCGTTGTGGACCTCGTCATACATCCGCACCAGGGCGGCCTGGCCCATCAGCGGCAGGTCGCTCCACGCGCGGCCCTCGAAGGCCTTGATGTTGTAGCGGGTCTGCGCACGCTTGTTCTTCAGATACGCGGCCGCTGACTCGTCGCCGTTGTTCTTGCGGATCTGCTTCGCCGTCTCCATCGCGGCGGCGATGCTGCGGTTGCGATACTGCGCGATGAGGTCCGGCGTGAACGTGCCGTTGCTCTTCTGCAGCTTCGTGCTCACCTCCAGCACGCGCTCGGCGAGGGCGACGTTCTGGTACCAGTCCATCTGCGGCGACAGGATGGCGAGCAGGCCGGCCGACTGCTCCAGGCTCAGCCCGTGCTTGGTGGCCAGCTCGATGGCCAGGCGGTGCGCACCGACGTACCAGAGCTTCGCCCGCTCGCGCCACGAGGCCGGGTAGGCGTTCCACAGGAACCGCAGGTTGGCGGTCAGCTGCTGCACGATCGCCTCGGCCGTCTGCTCGTCCCCCGTGGTCTTCTTCGTGAGCGGCGTGTAGGGCCGCATGGCCTCGACGATCGACGCCAGGACCTTCGACCCCCGGACGGCGTCCATGTCCGTCCGCAGGGGCGTGCTGTCGGCCGCACGGGGCGCCGTGGAGCTGGGCACGCGGGTCGACAGGACCAGGCGGCCGTTGGTGACCGCAGCCGGCGCCGACTCCAGGCTGTGGCCGGCCGGGGCGGGCTTCTCGACCTTGGCCTTCCGCTGCTCCAGGGTGACCTCCGATTCCGCTGGCGGAACCGAAGGGGACACAACCTCCCCGTTTTCATCCCCGGTTGCGTCCCCTGCCTCCACGTTGGCAGCTGGTAGGGCCTCGTCCTCGCCTGCCTGGACTTCCCCCTCGGCGTCGGGCGTCAGGGCCGGTTCGGCGGTGCTCGCCTCCTGGGCCTTCCTGACGGCTTCTATGGCCATCTGCGTGCCGGCAGGTCCGAAGGTGATCCCGTGGCGGGCGATGATGTCGAAGGGATTCTCGCCGGCCTTGACCGCCAGGTTGCCCACGACCGCCTCCAGGCCGGCCGCGTAGGTCTGCGCCACCGTGAGGGCGTCTGCCTGGTGGGCCTGGGTCATCTCGACGAAGCCGGTGTCCTCCAGCAGCATCGCGGTGATGGCCTGGGCGATCGGGGTCTGCGTCGCGGTCTCGACCGGTTCGGCACGGCCGGCGGCCGAGATCCGGTCAGCCATGGCCTGGGCCTGCTCAGCGATCGCCTCCTGCTGCTCCTTGGCCTCGCGCACGTTCGGGGCGTCGGGGCGCATGCGCAGCTCGGCGGCAAACGCGGCGTGGTGCTCGGTGGCGGCGATGCGGGCCGCGTAGGCTGACGTCGGGATCCGCACCGGGGTGCCCGAGTCCTTCGCGTGCTGCAGTGCGTTGGCGTCGCCGGTCAGCTCAGCGGCCATCACCTCGGGGTTCACGTTCTTCGACTGCCAGTACTTCTCGAACGTGTCGACGTCCACGAAGACGTTCTCGACCGGGCCGTCCTTCGTCATCGCGGCCACGACTTCCTGATACGCCTCGGGCAGCCGCTCGCGCAGCTTGCTCTCCGTGGCGTTCTCGGCCAGCGCACCGAAGAACGTCTCGGCCTGCAGCGCGGCCGCGTACTGTGCGCGACGTTGCCGGAACGACGCGGCCTCGGTCGTCGTCGAGGCCACACCACCGACCAGCGCACCAGTCGCGGCGGCCTCACGCATCGAGCGCCACATCGTCTCGGTGTCGAGCGGGGTGCCACTGCCGGCGGCGGCGAACACCGACCCGATCGCTTCCTGCAGCGCTTCAGTCACGCCCTCGATCGCGTAGCCCTTCGCGCCTTCCTTCGTGACGTCGAGGAGGAACTTCGGCTTGACCGGTTGCGCCAGCATGTTGCGCGCGATCGCTTCAGCGGTCTCGTCGCCGAACATCCGCGCCAGGCGGCCACCGAGCTTGACGGGCAACACGGTGTCGAGCGCCGCGATCGCAGAGCCACCGAGCAGCGGCGTCCAGCCGCCCACCGCGTTGGGGTCCAGCTCGACCATGGCGCCCTGCACTTCACCGACGCCGTACGTGAGAGAAGGAATCGCGGCGCCGATGATCGCGCCGAGCGTGGTGCCGATGACGGGGACCACCGAGCCGATGCCGGCGCCGACGGCCGCGCTCGCACTGATCGACCCCATCAGCGGGAGCTGCTCGCCGATGCCTTCCTTGGCCCACTGCAGGAAGCCGCTGAACGAGTCGACGTCTTCGAAGAGCTGCGTGCGGTACCCGAGGGCTTCGCGCTGGGCGTCGTTGTGTTCGGCGACGGTGCGGCCGTACTCCTGCAGCCGTGTGATGCCGCTGGTGCCACCAGCCCACTGCATCGAGCGACCCCACAGGCTCTGCACGGTGTCGATGCCGCCGAGCACCGACGCGCCGAACGACAGGGCGCGCTCCTGGTTGGCGAGCTGCGCCAGGTCGTCAGCGGCCGCCACTGCCTTCCAGGGTTCACGCGCGATCCACTCGGCCAGCTTGGGCGACTCGCGGAGGATGCGATCGCTCTCGGTCTCGTAGGGGTTGCCGCGCGCCTTGTAGAAGTCCAGGTTGCGCTCGACGAAGTCGACCGGCATGCGGTGCTCTTGGGCGAGCCGCACCGCTTCTGCCCGCGCGTCGGGACTGACCGGCGGCTGTCGCAACACCTCGCGACCCTGCCGCGCGATCTCCGCGCGCTGCTGCGTCAACACAGAGTCGTACTGGCTCTGCTGTGGGGCGCCCTGCGGCGGGGTGAAGGTGTCGGGGTTGGAGACCTTCAGCTTCGACAGCAGCTCGTCGTACTCGTTGATCGGCATTTACTCTCGCTTCGGTGGCGTCAGGTGGATGTCGCGGTTCGTCGTGCGTGCCAGGCCCTGGTTGAACAGCAGGAGGATCGCCTCGTTGCTGATCGGCTTCTTGTCACGTCGCAGCGAGTCTTCGATCTTCAGCCGCTCGGTGTGCGGGACGCGGGCGATGTCCCACACGATCATGGGGCCAGTGCCCTCGAAGGCAAAACGTGGACGGTCAGAGCCGAAGAAGCCGGCGATGCCACCAGTGCGCTCGGTGGCGACCTGGGCGCGCAGGTGGTCGACGATCGTCTGCACGTCCTCGTCGGTGGCCTCGCGTTTGATGTCAGCCCGCTGCTCGAACCGCTGGATGGCCTGGCGCACCGATGCGCGGAACTGGTTGGCCCGTTCAGCGGCCCCTGCGTCGAAGCCCTTGGTGCCAGGCTGTGCCGGCGACGGGTCGATGCCCATGCCGAGCAGGGCGCCGTTGATGATCTGGTTCTGGTTGCCGAGCGATGACAGGCGAGCGCGATCGGCTTCGCTCATCGTGGTGCGCGTGCTGCCCTGCAGCCGCATCATCTGCTCCAGGTCGTCTTTGTCGAGCTTGTCCACGTACTCCATCATGTTGATGTTCGTGAACGCGGTGCGCATGGCGGGGTCGCCCGACGTCGCCAGGTTGATCAGGTAGTAGAGCGAGTTGGTGTCGGTCTCGATCGCCTTCCCCTTGGCCATGGCCTCGGCGTAGTTCTTCAGCGAGCCGGACTCGCCGACGTCGAACGAGGCCCAGTCGGCCGCCGGGATGTTCCGCCAGTCGCCGGTGCGATCGATGATCTGCTTCGCGCCGAGCAGCACACCCTCGTGCCGCACACGCCGCTGCGTCTCTCGCACCGACCACTCGTGCTCGATGAGCTGCAGGGCTTCGTCGCGCACCTTGCCGTCGGTCGAGGCCTTCACCGCTTCGCGCTGCTCTTCGAGCGAGCCACCGCGCTGCACGATCTCGTCGACCACCTTGTGCACCTTGTCGCGGCGCACGCCTTCTTCGAGGGCCTTGGCCACGCGCTCGCGGGCCTCGGGCAGCAGCTGTGCTTCGGCCTCTTCGAAGTACTGCTCGGCCGCGTCCACTTCACCGTTGCTGATGAAGCCGCTGATCACACCGTCGTGCACGTTCGAACGGAAGGCCTCGATCTGCGACTCGACCAGTTCCTTCGCGGTGCCCTTGTCCTTGCCGTACCGGCGGATCTCCGCGATGCCGAACACCAGGTTGTCGTTCACGCCTTCCATGCGCTCCGTCGGCGAGTGGCCAGGCAGCGAGGCCGACTGGATGGCCTGGTTGCGCGCGTTGGTCAGCGCACCGTCGTGCTGCTCCTTGCTGAACTTGTCGATCTCGCCGCGCACGTAGCGCCGCACCGTCGTCTCGAACGACAGGCCCTCGGCGTTGCGCATCTCGTTGAAGCGGTCGCGCTGTTCCTGTGTGGTGAGGCTGGCTTCGATCTCGCTCGCGCGTTCGTTGAACCGCTGCGTGGAGGTCTCGGGTGCATCGAACGAGTCGCGGCCCGTGCGGCTGAACACGCCCTTGTCGCCCCACAGCTCGTCCTGCTGGAACCGCGCCAGCTTGTTCTTCGCTTCGAGCAGCGCCGTGTTGTCAGCGGCCGCGCGCTCCTTGCGCACCATGTCGCTGTACTCGTTGGCGGCCATGCTCGCGAAGCCGCCCGCGACGTTGGCGATCGTCTCGGCCGTGCGGGCGCGCTCCATCTCGACGCCGGCACCCAAGGCCAGGGCCGTGTCGGACGCGCTGCGACGCGCACCAGGGAGGGGGTTGGTGGAGACCTGGCGCTGGCCGTAGCGCTGCGGAACGACGGGCATGGCTTACTTCCCTCCCTTGGGGGCGACGGGCTTCGTGGAGACCGGTGTGCCTCGGCCGCTGTTGGCGCCGTAGTTGGCCTGGAGCAGGGACGCGCCAGCGCCGAGCACCGTGCCGATGGCGCCGATGCGAGCTTGTGTGCGCTGCTGCCGGCCGCTCTCGGCCAGGGCGACACCCTCACGCCGGGTGATGTCGGCGCGCATCCGGGAGTCGAACGCATCGACCTTGTAGCCCCAGGCCTCGCGTGCCGCGTTGCTGCGGATGGTCAGCGCGTCCAGCTCACCGAGATACGCCGCGTCGGCCTGCACGTCGAGCGCAGAGCCGAAGCCGGCATCGACGTTATTGGCCGCGAAGCCGGCGCGCTGTGATCCGATGATGCCGCGCACGCTGGACCGGAAGCGATTCTCTTCCTCACCGCCACGCGCGATCGCGTCCTCGCTCTGCTGGTCGGCGACCTCGGCGTTCCACACCTGCAGGTCAGCGGCCGCGTTGGCCGACTCCTGCTGCGCTTCACCCGCGCGGTTGGCGGCGCCACCTGCGCGCCAGCTCTGCCAGGCGCTGAAGCCCGCCATGCCGATCGTGATCGCGGTCATCGCTCCCATGGTCAGTTCCCCATCTCTGTGTGCGGAATGATCGACAGCACCGTGAGTGGTAGCGCCGACGTCGGCCGCAGCACGACGCGACCATTGTCGTTGAAACTCGACCGCAGGTTCATCTCTACGGTGCCCGTGAACGCAGCGGCCGTGCTGACACCCGGCGGCGTGACGTAGGCGCTGAGCTGCGTGCCGCTCGGGCCAGCGGAGAAGCCGCGCGTGCTCGCGTCGACAATCACCGAGATCGTTTGCACCCGCTTCTTCGCGGGTCGTGACGGGGTGCCGTGCACGTCGAGGTCGAGCGTCTCGATCTCCGCGTCGATCGGTAAGCCCGCGTGCACGTCGCTGTAGGAGCCGCCCAGGCTGATGCTGCCCGCGCTCACCGTGCGACGGCCGAGGTACACGCCATCGCCGACGACGTCGAGCGCCTGGCCCGCGAGGTGATCCAAGCCCGAGACGGCCGAGACCGGCGCGCCGCTGTAGCTCAGGCCGCTGTCGCAGAAGAACGCCTGCTCGTTGAAGTCGATGATCGTCCGGGTCTCCAGCTTCTCGATGTAGCGCACGACACCGCTGCCGAAGTTGCGGGCCACGATGCAATACAGGACATCGGCCCCTTCCTCGCCGATCACGCAGACGTCGTTGAACTGGCCGCTCTGCGTGGTGTGTTTGTGCCAGCCCCACACGTCCTGCTCTTTCACGTAGGTCAGGCCGAGCAGGGTGCCGTCGTTGCGCACGCACCAGATCGTGGAGTCGGGCACCTGCGCGTAGTCGATCGAGACGATCTCGTAGCCGTCGAACAGGTGGGACGCGAAGATGGTGAGGTCGCGGCCGGCGAGGCCTTCCACCGCCTGGTCGAAGCTGAGGTCGCGCACGATGCTGTTGCGCGCCTGCACGTAGAGCACGCTGTTGCCGACCACCACCGGCGCGACGTCCCGCGAGACGCCCACGTAGGTCTCCTGGTCGAACGCGATCGTGTTCGGCGCGATGATGCCGCCGGCCCCGAGCATGCGCCACTCCCCGCCGTCGGTCATCACGAGCAGCTCTTTCAGCGCGACCAGCCAGCGCACCGCGTGGCTGTTGTTGCCGGCGATGCGCGTGTTGATCGCGTCATCGTCCTGCAGCGGCGAGCTGATGCCGAAGTTGTCGGGGAAGCCGATGCGCGAGCCGAACATGCCATCGGGCACGTCGTCCGTGTTGGCGAACCAGCGGCGCTGCCCGTGGTACCCGCACGTTGCCGGCCGATCGCCTGAGACGTTGAAGCGCGCCTGGGGCAGCGCGGGCGTGATGTTGAAGTCGGGCGTGAGGCCGGGGTTGTTGAACGTCGCGGCGCCGGTGGCCGTGCCGATGAAGCCGTACGTGCCGTTGCCGTAGGGGTCGCAGTAGACGTAGTACTCGGGCGACGCATCACCGGTGATCGGCGGCGTCAGGGTCACGTCCCACTCCAGCGCGTGCGGCACGTCCGGCGTCGGCGCTGCGCACGCGGCGTTCACCAGCTGGTTGCTCGACTCGCTCTCCTCATACGTGAAGGGCGCGGCCGCTGTGACGATGTAGCCGAAGTTGCGCGCACCCGCTGCCGGCGGCGTCGAGAAGGCCAGGTTCGTCGGGGCCTCGACCTTGGGCACCGTGTCGACCGGCACGAGCACCCAGCGCGTGAGGGCCTGGAACACCAGGTCCTGCGGGTCGTCGTTCTGGTGCGTCAGGGTGATGATGCGGCCGCTCTGTGTCGCGTGGAACAGACCGGTGGCCGTGAACGGGGTGGGGATCTCGTAGATGCTGCCGCTGAGCGGGTACCAGAAGCTCGCGTTCGGCGGCGCGTCGCCGGTGCTGTCGGCGATGCAGTAGTAGTTCACGCCGCCCGAGCTGACCAGGTCGCCAGGCACGTAGTCGGTGGCGCCGCTGTAGGCCGCGACACCCGACACCTCGACTTGCGCGCCGTTCTGCCAGAAGCGCAGATACCCGGAGCCGGCCTCGATCAGGACCGATTCCCCGGGCACCTCCGACACGTAGCGCACCAGCTTCACGTTGGAGCTGCTCGTCTTGCAGGATCCCACGTAGCGCGTGCCGGCGCGGTTGCTCACTCCACCGTGCCGATGCACAACGAAGTTTTTGCAGGTCTTCAGGCCGGTGGTGTACTTCGCCAGGTCCGCGCGTGCTGCGAGGGACGGGGCCAGCTCACCACCGGCATACGAACGAACGACAAGCGGCTCGGTGCTCATTCGCGGTCTCGGGTCCAGGATGCCGATTCACCACCCTGCGACTGCGCCTGCGAGCGCGCGTCGATCGTGGCGGCTCGCGTGAGGCAGTGCAGGAACATGCCCCAGCAGTCCGCTGCGGTCATCTTGTTGCGCGACAGGGCCGGGGCCAGCTTCGAGGCCAGCAGCCAGGCCAGCGCCTGCCGGTAGAGCACGTCGCCCTGGCCAGCGGCACAGCTGGACCGGAAGGTGTATTCGAGCTGCACCTCCGGGTCGTCGTCGGTCGAGCGCGGGTCGCGGTAGCTGCTGAACAGCAGGCGGCCCGTGGTGTCACTCGCGCCGCGGCGGAAGGGTGGCGGGTCGTGGTCCCACTGCCGGCCGATGCCAGGCCGCACCAGGCGTCGCTCGAACAGGCAGTCCGTCGGCACGCGCCAGGCGTAGTACCAGTCCTCGTTCGCTTCGCTGCCTTCCTCTTCGCTGCCGGCGACGTGCACCAGGTCCGCGTACTTGGTGGCCCAGCTCCACGGATACTCGCGCAGGGACTCGGCCACGGCGTCGCTGTAGTGCAGCCGGCAGAGGGTCGCCTCGGGCGTGTCGTCGGTGGTGATGTCGCTGATCAACACCGTGATGCCGATGTGCGAGAGGGCCTGCTGGCAGACCTTCGTCGACTGGTCGACGCACTGCTCGCCGAAGTCCTCGCCATCCGGCTCACCGCCGCCGCCAGGGTCCGTGCCGCCGCCGCCCGGGTCTCCGTCCCCGGGATACCAGTCCGGCTCGTCAGGGTCATCGTCGTCGGGCAGGTCGGGCACTGTGGGGCCGAAGGGCCAGTCAGGCGGGACCGCCGGTGCCACGGGGATGAACTCACCATCACCGCTCCAGCCGTTGTTGCCGGCGACGTCAGAGCCGGGGAGGATGAAAGCGTTGTAGGTGACACCGTTCGCGTTGCCGACGGTGCCGACGGTGAACTGGTCGATGCCGCCGGACGTGATGCCCGTGCTCGCGTTGGCCGACGACGTCGAACTGGTCGACACGTAGCTCGTGGTGCCGGTGTTCTGCGGGTCGCGGAACAGCACACTCGCGTTGCTGTTGGGCCAGATGATGGCGAACAGCGGCCGCTTGCCACTCGGACGCGGGAACGAGATCGTGCGCGAGGCCGCACCGTCACCCACCCAGGTGACCAGCTGCAGCACGGCAGGAATGCCGGGGTCCTCGCTGCCATCATCCAGGCGCCAGGCCGCAATCGAGTGTTCGAGCAGGCCCGCGAGCAGGGTGATCCAGTCGCTGCCGATGGTGATCTCACCGGCGGCCACCGACAGCCCGTTAGCGCTGATGCCGATGCCGGCGCGCGTGATCTCGCCACCCGTCAGCTGGCTCAGCCCCTTGTAGCTCTTCAGGCCCGTGGTCGTGTTGCCCGTGGCTTCAGCCTGGGCGAACAGGCACTGCGGCGTGAACAGCGGGTTCAGCAGTGCGGTGACCTCGCCGGCCACGTTCGGCCGCCAGGTGTGCATCGCCAGGTTGAGCGAGAAGCGCATGCCGGGGTCGCAGAACGCGACGTACCAGAAGGTCGCAGCGGCCGCGTTGTCCTGCGCGTCGGCGCCGCACACCGTCAGCTCGTAGCGGTACTCCTGGTCGCCCTCGGCCATCGCTCCATCGTCGACCTGGCGCAGGTCGATTACTTGCGACTCGTACGTCGCGAGCGAGTCGCCATCGTGCGCGGCGACCATGCTCGACCACCAGTGCGCGCCTCGCGACGTCGACCCGGTGTTGCGGATGAACAACCAGGTCACCGGGAAGTTGAACGTGATGATCTGCGAGGTGCCGTTGCCCGTGAACGTGCCGCTCTTGATCGCGACCGGCGAGATCGGGCCAGGCCCCTTGCGTGCCCATATCGAGTCGGGGTACGGCGAGTTGTGGTGCCCGGTGTTGCCGAGGATGGCCAGCTCTTCAGGCGACAACACCGAGGCCGCTGAGATGTCGCACTGATCGAACACGCCGCACAGCTCGACCTCCGTCCAGATCGCGCCGATCGACGTCGTGCCGGCGCCACCGCCGCTCTCGTTGCGGAACGTGACGTGCAGCGGGTGGAACTCGTTGAGGGATGGATCGGCCTGCGTGGGCGGCTGATACATCATCGACTTCCGGCTGTAGGTGCCGCCGCCGGTGTGCGTGTGGGCCGCGCCGAAGACCGAGGCGGCGCCTGCGATGCGGTACCCCAAGGCGTAGTCGTTGGCGCCCGTGCCCGACACACGCTGCGCGTAGACGGCCGCCAGGACCGACACAGGGCCGAACGCACCGCGCTCGACGGTGTACTTGGTGTCGTCCTGCCTGACATCCAGGACAGCGCTGGCGGTCGCGTTGGTGATGAGGTCGGGCCGGGTGGCGCTCGCGATGCGACGGTTCGCCATGGCCACACTGGGGGCCACGAAGTTGCCCGTGTCCTCAGAGCCGAACGCGGCCGACTGCGGCTTGGTGATCTTTGTGCCGTTCAGCCAGTCGATGTTCTCGTAGCTGGTGGGCGGCGCCGCGTTGAACCAGTCGTCGAAGTCCAGCGCGAGCGAGCTGCTGTCGTCGTTCAGGCCGACACCGATCTCTGAGCTGGCGTGCACGACGGCGCCGCCTTCGAGGATGGCCCCGAGGCCGCTCATGTTCAGCTGCAGCGCGCCGTTGTAGTAGACCGAGAACTGCGCGCCCGTGCGCAGCGCGATGATGAGGTCGACCTTGACCCACTCCCCCTCTGGCAGCTCTTCAGCGATCGTGGCGGTCGGCACGAACGCGGAGCCTTCACCGATGCCGACCAGGATCTGGCCGGTCGGCAGCAGCTTCATGACGATCTCTTCGGCCGGCGTCGAGTTGAGCCACCAGAAGGCCATCGCCGACGTCGGGTACCCGCGACGCCGGATGTAGAAGCGTTCCCACGAGAGGTGCGTGGAGACCGCCGAGTCGTTCTCGTTCAGGTTGTGCGACACCGACACGGTCGAGGAGTTGACCGCTTTGAGGCCCAGGCCATCGGCGTGCCGGCTGGCGTCGCGCGAGAGGTGCTGAAAGGTGGTCGAGACCTCGAAGCCGTCGATCCAGCGGCGGATCGGCATGTCCACGGGTGTGACATCGACGTCCTCGACGATCGGGCCGAGCGGCTTGTAGCTGAATGTGCCGCGCCACCGATACAACGTCGTGTCGCCGAACAGCCAGCCGATGCCGAACCAGCCACCGACGGTGCGCTCGAACACGCGCTCGTCGATCGGGAAGTTGGCGCCGCTGCCGGTGATCCACTCAGAGGTGATGCCGGGGGCGACCAGGGGAACCGTGGGGATGTAAATCTGGCAGCCGAACAAGGCGGCCGCGTTCATCGGTGAGGTGAAGATGGCGCCGAACTGCTGCACCATCCCGAAGCCCTGCTGCACCGCCTGCAGGCCGGTCAGCTCGCCGATGCTGCCGTCCACGCGCTCGGCCCGCGGTGGCATCGCCTGCTGCAGCTTGACTTCGGCCGGGTCCGTCAGCCAGATGGTGAAATCGAGATATGTCATGGTCTGTGTGCCTCTCCACCTGGCCGACGGCCGGCTACTGCTGAATCAGATCGCTTCGTCTTCGTCCGGGTCGACCGCGCTCGACTTCGGTTCGTCGTCGTCGTCTTCCTCGGCGCGGCGCGCTCCGAGCTGCATCTTCGCGAGCAGCGTCTCGTCGTGCCGTGCCTTCAATTCCTGCGTGCCGGTCGTGATGCGCACCGGCTCGTTGGGGTTCGCTTCATCGCACCAGCTCGGCATGATGATCGAGCCGTCGGCTTCGATCGGCAGCTTCATGCTGAACACGTCGCCCTCGCGACGGCGGATGTGCCGGTAGTAGCCCATTTCGGTCGCGCGGACCTTCACCTTGACGGTCGTGCGGTCATCGGTGGCGCGCTCGCGGTGCTCGGCCTTCTTGCGCTTGCGCACCACCACGGGGGCGCCGACGCGACGGGGTGAGACTTCCTGCTGCTGAGAGGTGGCGACGGGCTTCTTGGCGCCAGGCCGAATCGCGGGCGTGGCGGCGGGTGCTGCTGCGGGACGGGACGCCTTCGCTGGAGAGGCTGCGGCGGGGTGCGGGGTCTTGGCCATGTTGTCTGCTCCTGATACGGAAGAAGCCGGTGAGCCTCCGAAGAGACCCACCGGCCGTGTGATCGAGCTGGAACGAGGGGGTTAGACCTCGAAGGCGGTCGCGTAGTACGCCTGCGCCGGGATGTGATTCCGGGGGCAGATGTGAGCCGAGACCGTGACCGTGTCACTGGCGCCGAGGATGTACCGCACGCCGAGGTAGCGCTGGTACGCCTGCGGGCCAGGCGGGATGTCGAGCACGATCAGCGCGCCCTCCACCAACAGCGCGCCGGCAATCGTGCGCGTGAGGTGGACGGTGGGCGAGCCGAGGGCCGCGTCTTCATCCGACACGATGGCGAACGCGAACGAGTCGGCCGACACCACGGCGGTCTCTTCGACCGTGATGATGATGGCCATCGGTTCGCCGGCACCAACGTCGCGCCGAGGCGTGACGTCACCGAGGTCGTACTTGTCCGTGCTGACCGCCGTGCCCACGCTGAGGGCCTGGGACGACGACAGCTTTGCGAGTGCGTCGAGAATCATGAACTGCTCCTTCTGCTGAGAACCGTGAAACGTGGATGCCTACCAGGCCTTAGAGCACCTGGTCTTCGGTGTTCAGGATCGCGTCGACCGTGCGGATCGGCACGTCACCGAACATCAGCACGCGCTTGCCTTCGTAGTTCTCGAAGGTCAGGCCGCCACCGGAACCGACGGCGATCCGCACCTGCTTGCGCAGGAAGCGACGGATCGTGCGGTTCATGTAGAGCACCGGGCGACCGAGCCGGTTCGGCAGGGTCTCGACGGCGTCCTCCAGCAGGTCCACCAGGTCCGCAGCGCTCATGCCGCTCAGATCGCTGATGTCGATGTTCGCGATGCGCACGATGTAGCGCCAGTCGCGGACACAGATCCCGCTCTTCCACTGCCACATCTCCTGCATCGCGCGCATGCGGGAGCCGGCCAGGCCGCTCGTGACTTCGACGGTCTGCTCGCCGTAGTCGTTGTGCTGCAGCCCTGCCATCGACCCCTGCGGGAAGATGCCGTGGACCGTCTCTTCGCCCCAGGCCACGAGATAGATGGACGTGAGGTCCATGCCCGTGCCCTGCGCGTCGATGATGTTGCGGCCGTTGCCCGCGGTCGTCAGCGAGTAGCGGGCGGCGATGCCCGTGAACTCGGCCGGCGACAGCGCGGCGTTGCCGTACAGCAGCGTGCTCTGCATCTCCTGGTTCATCGCTTCGATGAACGCCTTGCCTTCGGAGAGGCGGAACGAGTCGCGGTTGCCATTGAGCTTCAGCAGCTCGATGTCGACCTCGCTCCACGCTTCGAGCATGCCGGCGTGGTCATCGACCTGGGCCGTGGTGCTCTTGCTGGGCGGCACGCCCTGGTTGATCGTGCGCCAGTAGACCGTCGGCAGGCCCGTGCGCTGCGTCGACCGGTGGCCGGTGGGGAGGTTGCCTTCGACGAACACCTGGTCGTCGAGCATCTCGTTGGTCTGCTGCAGCAGCTCGACGATGACCGAGGTGTTGCCGTTGGGGTCGATGCGCTTCGCATGATCCATCAGGGTCAGCGCGTTGGCGTTCAGTGTTGCCATGTGAGGACTCTCCGTTGCTCCGAGATCAGCGGGCTACTGCTTCTTGCCGTAGAGACGCTTGGCGCGCTCTTCGTTCGTCGTCGGTTGGCCGGTGTTGCCATCGGACTCGCCGACGCGGCCTTTCTGCATGCCGCTGTCTTCAGCTGTCATCTTGCCGAGCCGTGCAAACGCACGGACCAGCTCGGGGTGATTGCCGAGGCCGGTTCGTTCGAACCAGCCGATGATGAGCGCTCGACCTGCTGTGCCTTCGGGGAACAGCGTGTCGCGCCCTTTCCGTGCCAGCGCCAGGTTCGCGTCGAGTTGCGCCCCTCCGATTTCCTTGTCGGCCTTCAGTTCCGTGAGGTACTGATCGGCGACGCGGATGACGGACTGCGCGCGTTCCGTGACCATCTTCTGCGCCTGATCCTGCGAGAGACCCAGGGTCTTCGCTTCATCGGCAAACAGCACCAGGTCCTCGTCCACGAACGGGGATGACTCGGGCAGCTTCAGCTCGTACTTCTCGGGGGGAGTGGCGGCCTTTGGCGGCTCTGTGCCCTCGGGTTCTGGCTTTGCGCCTTCGTCGACTTTCGGCTGCTCCGTGACCACCGGTGTGGTCTCGGCCTTCTGCTCGCCCTCGGCTTCCTTGGGTGTTGGGGTGCCGAGTGCGGTCTGCTTCGGTTCGACGACGGGTTTGGTTGTGTCCTGACCGTCTGTCTTCACTGGTTCCGACATTGTCTACTCCTCCGGTCGACGGCGCGCTTGCGTCGCCGCACGTTCGTTGCGCTCGGTGCGTGCACGCGCCCGAGCCTCACGCTGCATCAGTTCGAAGCCGTCTTCGTGTGCCCTGATCATCTCGGCCATCAGCTGATGCCCGAAGTCCTGCTTGCCCGCCAGGTAGTGGATGAGGGCCGACGCATGCCAGATCGACTGGAACACGCCGGCCTCGGTGAGCTGGTGCCACAGCAAGAACCGGCCGGCTTCGGTCTCCAGCACCGCGCGGTAGGCTGAGTCGATCAGCTCCTGCTGCTCGCGGTCCCTCCGATCGGCGCGTGAGACCTGGGCCTTGTCCGAAGCGTTCTTGACCGATGGCACCGGCTCCATTTACGCCAGCCCCAGGGTGTGCTTGCGGTAGTAGGTGCGCACCCGCAGCACGCCAGCGGCGGTGCCGGGGTTGGTGAAGGCAGCGGCCGCCACCAGGTTGAGGCCGGCGTTGGCCACGATCGGCACGGGCACGGTCGTCAGGGGGCGGAAGACGTAGACGTTGTCGGCCGCTGCGCCCAGGGTGGCCGCTGCGCCGATGAGGCCCGACTGCGCCGCACCGCCGCCGCTCAGGTTCACCGTGATGTTGCCGCCGCCCGTGTAGGCCGCGACCGCTCGGTCGGTGATCATGATCGTCGAGATGAACTCGATGCCCTCGTCCGCACCAGGCGCCGCGACCAGCGGGTACCCCTGGGCGTGTCCGAACTTGCCGGCGGTGGTGGCGATGATGTCCGCTGCGCTGATCGTGACGTCGGTGTAGAGCAGCTGGTCAGCCGCGAGTGCGCCGCCTTCGTGTGCCGAGACCAGCGGACCACCGAGCACCAGGCCGCCGTCGTCGCGCACACCGATGACCACGCGACCGCTGGCGTCCTTCAGCAGCGCTTCCTGGACGACGTCGCCCGTGACCGGCGTGAGGGTGTAGCCCACCGCGTCGTCGTTGTAGCCCGTGACGCGCACGCGATACCAGACGGGCTTGCTGTTCTCGTTCTTGATCGTGACGCTGGAGATCGTGCCGCCCAGGTTGTCGGCGTCGACAGCGGTGAACTGCTGCTTGATGCCCGTGGTGGAGTAGGCCGGCGCCCACACCGTCTTGTTCTCCGACACCTCGATCGCGATGGTGCCGATGAACGTGTCAGCACCGCCGCAGATCAGCGATGCCGTGATGGTCTCCTGGGGCAGAACCCGCAGGGTGGCCGACTTGCCGTTGGCCGAGAGTGTTCCAGTGACTGCCATGTGTCTATCCTCCGAGTACGCGAGTGAGTGCGGTGTCGCCTTCCATCGGGGCCTGCGATGCGTCCTTCATGGCCCGCGCGGTGGTCTGCATCACCTGCGCCTGCTGCGCCTCTGCGATTTGGCGGGATTCCTGCTCGCGTGCAGCCTCAGCTTCTTCCGTCGAGACGATCCCCTTCGGGTCGACTCCGAGCATCTCGCCGTAGGCGTCGGCGAAGTGGAAGATTCGGACCTTGTGCCGCAGCTCCGGGAACACCTCAGTGAGAGGCACCATGGTCTGCAGGAAGCGGTCCTGGCCGACGATGCCCACCAGCTTCTGCGCTTGGGCCATCACCGACACGTATTCGACTTTGAGCTTCGAGCCGCGAATCTCCTCGGGTGGCTCGGGGATGTCGCCGTTGCGCAGCATCATCGCGAACGCGCGATCGATCAGCGGGTCGAGCAGCTCGTCGTTCGTGCGCTCCAACACCGGGCCGAGCGCGAGCAGCTTCTCTTCGTGCCGCTCTTCGATCTCGCGAGCGGTCGGCGGCTGCAGGCCACGATACGGGTCCGACTGCGCCAGCATCAGGAACAAGTCCTCGTAGAACGCGCGCTTCACCTGGTACTGCGTGGTCGCGATGTCGTGGATGAAGTGCTCGATGTTGATCGAGACCTCGTGGACTGGCCGCAGGCCCTGCATGCCCTCGCGCACGTCCACGTAGGTGACGTCGCCGGCCAGCAGCGAGGTCTTCTGGTTCTTCAACGACGTCGGCCCACTCAGGGGCGGGTCGATCATCTTCTCCAGCGCGATGCCCTTCTTGCGCTGCATGCCCTGGAGCTGCTTCACGTCGGGCAGCGCATCCATCCCGGGGCATGAGGTGCCGTAGCAGTCCTCGCCGGTGACCTCCCACCGAGGGGCCATGATCGGGAACTCGTTGAAGCCGGACTCGCGCAGGATCTTCAGCTGGTCGTCCGTGTTCCCTTTGTTCGTCTCGCTGCCCCGCTCGAAGTAGAGCGAGCTGAACGGCATGAACCGCGTGCCGATCTTCTGCGGGTCGTGGTCCGGGTTCGGCGCCACCACCCACAACACCTGCACCGTGGCCGCGTAGTTGCCCTGGTCCCAGTGCGCCTTGACCTCACCGCTGATCCTTGACCAGTCGATCTCGCGACCCGGCACCGCCGGTGAGCCGTCCTCGCCGCCGAACTCTTCGATGACCTGGCGCACCGTCATCTCGTATTCACGCATGAACGTCGAGACGCGATCGCGGTGGTCGACGTCGAGCACGTAGCTGCCGACCGGGAAGGCCCGAGCGCGGAACATGTCCTGGCTGTCATCGAGCACCGACATGGCGCCCACTCCGAACACGCCCAGGTCGCCGTAGACGATCGGCAGCGCGTTGTAGAGGTTCGTCTGCGAGAACACCGTCTGCATGCGCTGGGTGACCTCGTGCAGCCATTCACGCACCGCCGGCAGCTTGCCCAGGTTGGCGTCGGGTGTCGTCAGCTTGAACCAGGGGCGTGCCGGCGACGTCAGCCCTGCGTGCAGTCCGCTCTGCAGGGTGCGTGCGGCCAGGCGGCCCGTGGAGTCCAGGATCTTCTGGTTCGCCTTGCTGCCTCGGTTGCGGTCGCTCGACACGAACCGCGTGCGGCGCGGCAGCATCACGCTGGCCAGCTCCTGCCAGTGCGAGTCCCACGAGGAGCGCTCCGCGCGCAGCGCGACGTACAGCTGCTCCCAGTGCGCCCGCTTGCCCTTGCTGTAGGTGTTGAGCATCAGACGCCCATCAGGGTGCGTCGGTTCAGCCGCACACCCGGAATGCCGGTACCGGCTGAGAGACCCGTGAGGGCCGAAGCGCCTGCACCCTTGCGTCGAGCGCGGATGGCAGCGGCGAGTGCGGAGGCTGAGGCGTCGCGTGACATCGACAGGGCGTCAGGAGCAGCCGGCGCGTCGTCGGCGCCGATGCGAGGCTGAGCCGTGCCGGTTGTGGGTGAGTCACCGCGGCGGCCGCGACCGACCTGGCCCTCGTCGAGGCTCAGCACCGTGCCACCGGCCTGCGTGCGCGTACGCGGCGGCTGACTGCTGGGCTTGTCCTTGCCACCACCGCCGAAGAATCCGGCCATGCGTCGCTCCTCACAGGTTGCGGGTGTAGACCGTTTCGAGTGGGACATACCCGTGCCGGCCAAGATAGGTGCCAACGGTGGAAGCCTGCGGCGCGACCATTTTTACCATGGCGCACCCGAACCGCAAAGATTCCTCCTCGAAGCCGCGCAGCAGTCGAGGCCCAATCGAGCCGGCGCGATACTCCGGTTCGACATACCAGACTGCCTCTTCCATCACCCGCACACCGCTCCAGGGCTGATCAGCAGCGATGCCGGCCACGATGCCCACGAGCTGGTCATCGAGCGCAGCCACCAGCACCAGCTGCTCGCTCAGGAACCAGTCGACGAGCAGCTCCAGCCGCGTGTGATCGATCGGGAAGAGCGCCACGTATGGCCCGGTCTCGATCATCCGCCGCACCAGGGCCAGGCACACGTCGCGTTCACCAACAGTCGGTCGTCGTATCAGCAGCATCACTCGTCCCAGTCCGGCGCTCGCTTGGCGCGCCCGTAGCTCGCGGTGCGGTCGTGCTCTTCGAGGAGGCGGTTGCGTTGCGACACCGCGCGAGTCACTGCCTCGGGGTTGTTGCGCACGGTGCGTCCGTTGTCCGGCATGTCCGGCATCGCGAAGGTGAGGGCCAGGGCATCGGCGAGGTCAGGCGATCGGCCCAGGCGTTTCTTGATCTGGTCCTTCTCCTCGATCATCAGCTGGCCCTGCGTGAACGTGTAGGTGGGTTCGGTCAGCTCACCGACCAGCATCGGCAGCTTCGGCAGTCGGCCGCCACGCTTCACCCACTCCGACATCTCGACCCACATCTCGGCGCGACGGTTGCGATACCGAGGGTTCAACGCCTTCGAGTGGAACACCACCGGGTGCGGTGCGTAGCCGGCGGTGATCAGCTGGTCGAGCACACCGTGGCCCCAGTGCCCGGTGTCATCGACGAAAATGCTCGCCTCACCGCGTGCCCAGCGTACTGAGGCCTGGGCCACACGCGCCGCGATGTCGTTCGTGCGCAGGTTGCGCATCTCGACGGGCTTGTAGGTCATCAGGCCCTGGCGCGGGAAGATGACCGAGCGATCGTCACCGAACCGCGCGACGTCCACACCCAGCCGCTTCTCCTGCCAGTTGTAGGCCTCGGGCTGATACTTCATGCCCATGGCGCGCTCGACGTCTTCGATGCCCAGCAGCGCGTTGATGCTGGCGTCGGGGAACTGGCCGAGGATCTGTGTCTTGACCCAGGGGTTGTCGCGACCGTAGGTGTCGATCTGCTGCTGTGCCCAGCACCGCGGGCACATGCACTCCTCGCCCTCTTGCAGGTCGACCCGGTGATCGGACATCACGCGAGGCGAGTGCACCCAGGCCTTGGGGTCTGCGGGATCCCCAGTGATGCGGATGATGCGCCACTGGTGCCGCAGCAGGGTGGCAGCGGCGTAGAGCATGCCCTCCAGGCTGGTGGGGTTGCCGGCTTGAATCACCTTGCCGAACTCGACACGCACCAGGGCCTGCTCCGCCGCACGCAGCACGGCCGGCGGGATGTTGCCGCTCTCATCCACCTGCACCATGATGTTGCGCTCGTGCAGACCGGAGAACGTCTGCCCCTGCTGTTCCGGGTTCGCGCTCTTCGGCCAGCTGCGGGCTTCGAGGCGCCACGTCGAGGGGAAGGCCTTGTTGAAGATGGCCTTGGACGTCCACTCGAACTCCAGCTGCAGCACGGGCGAGCGCTGCTGCCACTTCGCATACTCAGCCCACAGGTTCGCTTGCAGGTTGTCCTTGGTGATCGCGGTGACCAGGCCCTTGGGGTGCTCGCCGTGGTCGCCCTTGCACGACAGGAAGTACCAACCAGCCCAGGCCAGGACTGCGCTCTTGCCGGGACCGACGCAGGCCTGCAGCGCGATACGGCGGAACGCGGCTGAGGGGTTCTCGATGGCGAGCAGCGCCTCCTCTTGCCACGGGTCCAGCGCGACGTGGAAGTTATCGCGCACGAACCGCAGGATGCCCCGGTGCTCGCGCCAGCTCTTCAACCTGGCGACGCCAGGGTCAGACGTCATCGGGGTGCTTCGTCATGGCCAGGGCCTGTTCGAGGGTGAGCTTGCCGGTGTGCAGGTGTTTGATGCTGTGCCGCCCCATGACCTTGTTCAGCTCCTTGGCAGCCTGGACGCGGATGAAGGCGGGTTCGTCGGTGTCGCGCAGGATGCTCGTCATCCGGGTGTCGATCTCCTGGGCATCGGCGATGGCCGCCAGGTCGAGACTCTTGCGGGCCTCCTCGACGGCCGCCAGAACGTTAGCTCTTGTTAGCAGCCTGGAGGCAGTGACTGCGGCACTGCCGGCCGCGTAGCCAGCCGACAGTGCCGCCTTCTTGCCATTGCCGGCGATGCCTGGTTTCCCCAGGGCGTAGTGCCGGACGAACCGCGCTTCGAGCGGGGAGAGGTTCTTCTTGCCGCGTGTGGGCATCAGTCCATCCCCAAGGGGAACCCGTTGCCGTAGCCGACCGTGACGCCGGCCTCATCCGCGATGCGCTTGGCCCGAGAGGCCAGCACGCGCGCATCGTGTTCGTCTGACTGGCCACGCATGTATTCGTAGGCCGTGGTCTCCCACAACACGAGAGGCATCGCGCGCCAGCCGTTCAGCCCGCCACCGATGCGTGTCACGTAGTCACGCCAGCGGTCCAGCCAGCAGCGCTCGTCGTTGGGGTCGCAGTCCTGGTAGATGTCGCGCCCGTGCGGTGTCTGGTAGAGCGCGAAGCTGAACCACTCCCCGCCGGCCATCTTGTAGAAGCCGGACTCGGTGGCCCCCCAGTGTGAGAGGGGGTGCGTGTGGAGGGCCTTGTCCGCTTCGGCGGCATCGCCGTAGACCCGGCCCTCGTGCCACTGGGTGCGGCCCTTCTCGTCGACTACGACGTCGCCGTTGGGGTGCTGCTGCGGCCAGATCCAGAAGCGCCATGGGTCGTCGCGCTCGACGGGATTCGACGAACCCACCAGGCGCCCCGGTGAGCCGTGGAAGCCGACGAGGAACTCAGGCGCCAGCCGGTGCCAGAGCTTCGCGGCCTCTGACAGCTCGTAGGACCGCCAGTCGCCGACCACCGGCTCCCAGGCCAACACGGTCATGACGTGGCGCTCCAGGCCCTCCAGGGCGGCACGGATGACGGGATACACACGCCTGATGCGCGGGAGTGGGTCGCGCCCACCGCTGTCGAGGAACACGACCGGAATCATTCCGGCGTCGAGGATCTCTACCAGCAGCGCGCGGATGCCGTCCGCGTCCGCTTGCAGGTCCGGGTTGCTCCACCGCACACCAGGATACACAGGGCCTGGCTCGAAGGGGCCGATCGGCACATGCGTGGCGCCCGCCGCCTGCAAGATGGCCAGCCACTCGCGGCGCACCTCCGTGGTGGCACCCGGCAGCGCAGGCGTCCAGATCACGCGGCCGAGCTTGTCGTCGTGTGCGCCGCCGTCGGGGTTCCTGTAGGAGTCCCGCAGGTTGCAGAGGTGGCCGCGATACAGGCCGAGCCTGGCGTGTGCGTCCAGCCACCGACGAGGCACAGGGCTGACCACAGGCGGCGGCTCTGGCTCAGGTGCTGGGGTGGGCGGTGGCGGCGGTGGTGCCGGCTCACTCGGGACCGGCTTGGGCCGCGCGATGACACCGAGGAAGCGGAGGAGTTGGCGCAGCTGTTTTTCCCAATTCATGAGGCCCTCTTGTTCTGCTCGCGTTTGGCTCTGTAGTATCGCAGAGACTCTGCTGCCCCCTTCAGACGGCACTCGTAGCAGAGCCAAAAGTATTCGAGAGTGCGCGGGTTGATGTCCAGCAAGCCGTCACCGCAGCGGGGGCAGAGACCCTTGGCGCGGCGAGCGGCTTGCCAGTTCTGGACCCACAGCGAGTGGGCCTTCTTGTCGCGCGGCGCTTTCATTGGCGCTTCCGTCGGTGGTGCGCGCGGAGGAAGTGCACCGCCATCCAGGCAAGGATCACGGCCAGCACATACACCCAAAGAAAGGGCCAGGCGGCGACGGTGTGCGTGATGGGCGGATACGCCCCACCGAGCGCGATCAGCTCGTACACCACCAGCGCCACGATCAACAACAACAACGTCCACTGGTGTCGGTTCATCGGTCTTCTCTCTCTCGATCGTCAACGTCGCCACGGTTGCAGGCGCCGGCGTAGGCTATGCCCACCAGCAGCAGGACCGGCAGGGCCACGAGAATCAGCGCGACCTCTTTGAGTCTACGTGCCATCCCACACCACCTCGAAGAGTTTGCCTCGATGTTCGATCGTGCGGTTCGGTGCGACGCGCGGCTGCCGGCGGGGCAGCTTGGCCAGGGCCTCAGCTTCAACAGCATCGAGCGCGGCCTGCCGCCGGTCGACGTGCTCCATGTGCTCGTTGAACTCAGGCAGCTTGGAGCAGGTCCGGCAGAGCCGGCGCTCCTGGGCATACCGTCCGCAGTTGTTCTTACAGAGCGACGTGGCCATGCTCACTCTCGTCGTTCGATTCCGCTGGCGGAATCCTATTCGGCAGGTCGACGGGCCGGAACGCCTCGCACCGGACGCACAGCTCCACCCAGCGGGTTCGCCCTTCGACGTTTCGGCGCTCCAGGTGGATGAACCGCCGGGGGTGCCGGCACGCGCCCTGTGACGTCACCTGGCGGAACCAGGCTATCAGGCGATCGATCCACTTCACTTCGATTTCCAACTTCATCGGACACCTCCAGGTGTAGCTGCTGCGGTTGCTTCTTGCGTCGAGGCCGACCATCCACCCGGAACACGTCGTGCTGCGGGTGCAGGTCGTAGTGCTTCGCGCTCATCCACAGAGCGCCGAAGATCGCGCCAGCCGGTGTCGCCCACCCACTGGCGCGCATGATCTCCAGGAGCATGTCGAGGTCTGCCCCTGCGAAGACGACCGAGACGACGAGGCTGGGATCAGCCTCGGGACTTCGGTCGTCGTGGTTCACTCGCCAGCTCCAACAGTTCCAGCCGGTCGAGCCGCGTCGTGGTCGTCCTCAACAGCGCGCCCAGGTCCTTCTCCAACTGTTTCACTCGGCGCTTCAGCAACAGGATCTGCACTGCCTGCAGCTGGTGCTTCGTGTTCGCCGCCTTCACGTTGCGGGTCGTGCTGTCCTGCGGGTTGCGTTTCGACATACTCTGCGGCCTCCCTCTCTTCGCGTGCGAGCCTGACTGACGGCTTCTCGTGGTTGTAGACGGCGTCGAGCTGCGTCTTGATCGCGGCGTCGACCTGGTCGCGGGTCTGCCGCGTCAGTTCGAACGACAAGAACACGCGCCCCACGCCGTACTCGGGTACGGCGGTGAGCACCTTGGCGATCTGCTGCTTGCAGCCGACGCGGTTGGTGATCGGCCCGCGCGCCATCGCGTTGTGCAGCCGCACCAGCTCCTGGCGCAGCCGGCGGTTGTCGGCCACCACCGCGACGCACTCGTTCCACTCAGGCTCCGAGACGCGCCGACGGAAGATCAGCTCGTCAGCGGCCGCCAGGACGGTCTGACTCGTGTTGTGGTCGGCCGTGCCCAGGCCAATGCGACGGAGCAGCACGGGCAGCTCGGGCATGAACACATCGAACGATTGCGGCTTCTCATCTGACATCGACACTATCGGACCTCCATTCTGACAATTCACCAGGGCACCTGGTCGCTCACGCCCAGGACACTGGCCAAGGCTGTGATGTAGCTCTTCAGGTCCGGCAGCGTCATCGGGCCGCTGTGTGCGTACTTGGCCATGTCCAGCAGCTGCCCCGCCGCGTTGTCGATCACTTTGTTGGCTTCGTCGAGGTCCTCGCGGAGCATCTCGGCCCGCTCCTGCAGCGTCGCCTTGGTCGCGGCCGCTGTGCCGTCCGTCTCGAAGAACTCGCGCTCGGTCGCCTGTGGCGGCGAGTCCGTCTGCCCCAGCCGGTTCAGTTCGTCGCGCAGCGCGCCCAGCTCATACACGTCCAGTTCGATCTTCATCAGTCCCCCTTCGACCATAACCTCGCATCGTTTCCGAAGACGTGCCAGCCCTTGTGCTTCTCGCGTGCGAACAATTCCACGCGCGGGCCGAACGTCCAGTGCCGATCGATCCACTGCCGGACCTCCTCGGGCTTCTCGCTGTGCACGTCACTGCGCCGCTGCACCAACACGCTGTCGTCGTGTGGCGTCGGCACATCAGGCAGGCAGCTGCCGCGCGTGCCGATGATCAGGTGCTCGTGCTTCACCTGCATGCCGTAGTGCCCGGGCAGGCCGATGACTTTGTCCCACACCCGGTTGCTCTTGTATTCGAAGCCCCATGCCTCCATCACGTCGCGAGGTCCTGGGTTCTCGAAGAGCACAGTCGCTGTCACCCACATGAACAGGATCGAGTCCGTCATCGAGTGCGCCTGCACGGGCAGGTCAGCGATCTCTTGCATCGTCATCGACGGGTAGTGCTTGCCGGCGTCGGCCGTCGGTGTGCTCGCGGTGTAGCTCCAGGGTGGGTCCGCGTAGATGATGCGGAACATCCCTTCCAGCTCAGCCTGGCCCTCGATCACGTTGCGCCGTTGCGACGCACGCAGGTGTTGCCGCAGTTCGTTCTTCGTCCAGCCCTCGGCGGTGGCCTTGTTCAGCCACTGCTTCTGTGCCGGCGGTTCGAGCGCCGCGACTTCCTCCGCGTGTGAGATCGACGGCGCCATCCGTCGTGCGTCGGCGTCCGTGCGCCGCGCGATGTACGCCAGCTTCGTCAGCGTGTGGCGCGCCAGGCCGGTGGTCTCCATCGCCTGGTCGAGCTTCTCACTCCAGTCCTTCCGGCTCTCGCCGTAGTTGAGCAGGTCGCCCACCCAGTAAGGGGTGGCGTCGTAGGTCGACGTCGCGAACTGCATGGCCGCCGACCACTGCTCGATGGTCGGGCGGCCCACAGGTCGAGCCGACCGAGCGCGCAGCTTGAAGCCGTGCAGCTCGATCGGCCGTTCGTCCAGGATCAGCTTCGTGCTAGACATCACCCTCGGCGAGGTCGCCCTGGTCCGTCGTCTCTCCACTGGTGCTCTCGTCAGCCACCAGGCGCACGCGCAGCTTCTGATCACCCGTGACGCGGAACAGCTCCACGCCGTGGCTGCGGTAGAACGTCTCGCCGTGATCGGTCATCACGCGCAGTGCTTCACCGACCTGCTCTTTCTCGTCGGCGACCCACAGGTTTTTGTTCTCACGCGCGGTGGCGATCGCGTGTGCGATCACGTCCAGCTCGGGGATGCGGACGCCCTCGGTGCCAGGTAGTTCGGGCTGCTTCGGCACCGACGTCTTGGCCTTGGCGGCCTTGCGTGGCTTGTCGACGAGTTTGAGTTTGCGGGGTTTGCCGGCGGGCTTCTTCTTCGCCGACGACTTCCGCGCCTTGCCCTGTGAAGGTGAGGGACGCTTGGCCATAGAGGCTCCTGGGATGGGGCACTTCGATGAGACGTGGCTGGCGTGCCCGAGGTGCCCAGCACACGATCCACAGGCGGGCTGCCGGTGGGAAGACGAACTCGTGGAACGCGCGTTGTGCGGCGAGGAACTGGCCGTTGCCCTTGGCCTGCTCCCCGCCCTTCACCTGCACGAAGATGACGTCGGTGTCGTTGATGGCCAGCAGGTCAGAGCCGAACTGGTCTCGCTTGGTGGGGACGCGGCCGTTGGGCGTGAAGACAAAGCGCACGATTTCCAGCTCCGCGACCTGGTAACCCTGCTCTGCCAACCACACACGAGTGCGCCCTTTGAAGTACGCACCCCGACCTGCATTGCTCGCCACGCCGGGGATTGTGTCACAACGGGTGTACTCGGTGTCAACGTCCTTTCCGCCACTGCCGCACCGCAGGCGGCACACCCGCTGGTGCCGGCGCTTCGGACTCCTCGGGCAGCGAGGCCTGCTCGGCTTCCATGCCCTCGTCCACGAACCGCTGAATGTCTCGGTTGATCGAGAGGTTCACCGTGCCGCCCTCGCCGTTGCGCTGCTTCTCCAGGATGAACATCGTCGTGCCCGACTCGCGGTGATGCTTGCG